AACCTGACCCCTTCATAGGGTCTCGTCAGACCCCCTCGAAGGGGTCACGAGAGACCCCTACCTAGGGTCTACTGTGACCCCCTCCAAGGGGTCTACCATGACCCCCTCCAAGGGGTCTGGACTGACCCCTATCTAGGGTCTCGGAAACACCCCTCCAAGGGGTGCGACCTACACCCCGTGCTTGCGGTTCCACGCACCGACCTTGCCCGACGCGACCGACTCCGCGGCCTTCCACGCCACGCGCTCGATGCGCTCGGAGCGCACGACGCCCTCGCCATCGAGCATCTCGGACTCGATCAGGCCAAGCTCGCTCAGCCATCCCACAAGCTCCCTCGCACCGTCGGCGTCGCAGAGCATGTCCTCGGCCAGCATCTCCCAGCCCTCGTCGGTCGAGACGTCGTAGCAGTGGCCGCGGCGTGACGCGAGAAGCTCCACGAGGTGCCACCAGCGCCCTATGGCCTCCCACCCGTGGCGCATGCGAAGGCGCCGCAGCCCGTCGTCGTTGTGGGCGTCGGTGTCGTGGCTGACCCACTTGAGCGGCTTGACGGCCTCCTCCTGCAGGGTGTCGTCGTAGAGCGCCTGACGCTCGGCCAGCTCCTCGGGCGTCAGCTCGCGCGTCTTGCCTGCCATGCGATCACCTCCCCGCGCCGCTCGGGCCGTAGCGCCCGCGCATGCGGTTCCTGTGGCGGCAGCGAACCATGGCCGCGTCGAGGTCGATGCCGAACCGCGCGGCGAGGTTGACAGCGGCCTGCACGACGTCTGCCAGCTCGTCGGCCATGCCGCGTCGGTCGTCGCGCTCCCATGCGCCGTGCGCCTCGCTGGCCTCCTCGAGCAGCTTGACGATGCCCTCCTTGTCCGTGCCTATCACGAACGTGTCGTACTCAAGCGTCCTCACTCGCCCACCTCGCCGCGCTCATAGCGTTCGACCTCGGCCAGCAACACGCGCCACTGTGCCTTGTCCCCGGCTGTGCCAACCTTGAAGCCCTTGAGGGTGCCAGCTCGCAGCATCTTGCGCACGCTGCCCGCGCTGATGCCCCAACGCTCTGCCACCTGCTCGACCGACATGACATGAACCTGTTCCTTGCTCATTTGCCTACCTCCAAAGGCTCGCGTACCATATCGCCCACGCGCACCACAGCACGCAGGCGACGCCGAACAGCACGACCATCACTCGTCCACCCCCATCAGCGCGGCCAGCAGGCACCAGAGCGACATCGCCGTGAACACCACGGCCAGCGCCCTGCTCTCGGTCAGGCGCACCATAATCGCCCAGAGCAAGGCGCGGTTGAACATGACCTCGGACTGGATGTCATTCAAGATCACTCGCCCACCTCCCCGATCTGCTCCAATACCTCCCGCAGGTTGACCTGCGCGATGCCGCACTCGTGCGCCACGAGCTGCTCGGCCTGCGCGCCCGCGCTCGCGTACCACCCCGGCAGCAGAACCACGCAGTCGAAGTACGGGCGCTCGCCGTCCATCATCGTCAGCACGTGCAGGTCGCGCGCCATGTACCAGCTCTTGGGTCGGTCATGGTGCCCCCATGCGGTCGCGGGGTTGAACACGACCTCGGCGCCAGCGAGCAGGCACGCCCGCTTGGCGTCCTCGAAGGCGGGCACGTTCCAGTCGGGGTAGCCGCTCATCGGCCCGCTCAGGTAGACGCGCTTGCCGCGCATGTCGTATGCCATCTAGTCCTCCAATCCGAGTTGTCGAGCGCGACACTCCACGTCGGGGTCTGTCGCGCCACTGTCGCGCAGGTGTCGCAGGAGCAGCCGCGCGAAGTCCTCCACCGCGCCGATGCGGTCGCACAGCCATCGGCGCGTGATCGTGCCCGTCTCGTCGTAGTACAGCGCGTCGGAGCGGCGCGCCTGTCTTGTGGCGTTCATGCGCCCTCCCTCAGTTGCATCTTGGCGGCGAAATCAGACAGGCGCGTTTCCTCTAGCGTGCACCCGCCCTCTCTGTACTCGTTGAGCAGCTCGCAGAGCACGTCCTCGACAGTCGACTCGTGGTAGTGCTCCCATCCGCAGGCGTTGAAGAAGCCTTCGTCGCTGGTGAAATACCAATCCTCGCCGTCCCACGTGAGACTTTGGACAACGTAGGGTTTTTCCTTGACCTCATGCTGTAGCGCCATCTCGTCCCCGATGTGGATGGGTACGCCGTCAGCGTCCAGCGGGAGCTTGACGTAGGCTGTCAGGTCGGGCAGCGCGACCGACTCCACGCCGTTGCCGTAGGCTTCGGCACAGGCCTTCTCGTGCTTCGCGTCTATGCGGTCGGCGATGGCGGTCAGGTGCTCCGCCGTCCACGATGAAATCGTTGAGCCTCCCGCCCACTTCCTCAGCTCGTCAGTGATGCTCATTCGTCTACCTCGATTCCCAGATCGCGCAAGCTCTCGTCCAAGTCGCACACGTCGCCCCACTCGTGGCAGCGCTTGCACTCGTTGCTCAGGCACTTGCGCATGTCCTTGACCAGCTCCCGCAGCCTGATGTTCTGCTCGATGATGGATTCCTCTAGCTTGTGGCTAGTTCTCACAGCTCCACCCCCAGCTCATAAGCTGACTCCCGTATCTCCGTGAGCTGCCAGCACTCGTCAATCTCACCGCCGTCGCATCGGCGCTTATAGACGCACCCCTCGCACCTGTCTTGGCTCACGTACTCGGCAAACCGCTTACACAGCTCCCGCAGCTTGTCGGCCTCGTACTCGGCCTTGCGCACCCTGTCCCATGCGCACGACTCATCGTGCTCGGCATCCCGCACGGCATCGTTAGCCCGCTGCAAATCATCGCGCAGCTCCAAGATGCTATCTGCGGCCTCCATCATCAGCGTGGCCGCCTGCGGCACTGCCATCCCAACGCACTCGGCCATGGCCCGCAGCTCGTTGCACTGGGCGCTAATCATGCTCATGCGTCCACCTTCACTTCCGAAACGCACCCGCGCATCGCGTTTGCGAACCACTTCCGCAGCTTGGCGTTCTCGGCCTTGAGCCTCTTGATCTCTGCTCCTAGCGAGTCGATGCGCCTGTCGTAGTTGGCGCACAGTAGGGCCAGCTGCTCCTTGTCGAATGACATTTGATAGGCAACTGCATCCATCTACTCCACCTCGATTCCAAGCTCGGACAATCGCTGCTCAAAAGCGTCAATCGCATTGAGCTGCACCATCTGCCCTCCCTGCGCAGCAGGGTCGAACAGTTTCGGATACTTCTCGCACGCAATCTTCGTGAAGCGCCATAAGTCCCGCACCAGCTCACACAACTCGGTACACCTGACCCATGCGCAGCCTAATTGCATGCACGCGTCGGCAACCTGCTCCCGCAGCTCGGCGTTCTTGGCAGCTAAGGATTCGCATGGGAGGCGTTTCCCGTTCTTCCTCGCCACGGTGCCGTAGTCCAGCATGTCGCATCCAGTCATACGCACACCTCGATTCCCAGCTCCCCCACCAGCGTATTGACCCTCTGCGACCACGCCAGCTCCTCATAACGTGGCATGTCGTTGTCGACGCCCCAGAGCAACAGGCGTGCTAGCTCCCGCAGCTTGGCGTTCTCGGCACGCACGGCCTTTCCATCTTCGATTGGTACGTAGGTGACACCATGCGTCATGGTGCCTGCGGTTTTGGTCACATGCACGCAAGTCGGAAACTCTCTGCCTTGCGTGTCGTACTCGGCAATCCAGCTCATTCGTCCACCTCCGGCATCACCAGAACCACAAACGGACATGCGATGATTGCCAGCAGCCATAGCAGCTTTTCGGCGTCGCTCATTGCTCCACCTCGATTCCCAGCTCTCGCATGCGGTCGGCAACAATAACAGCCTGAATCGGCGCGCAGCACTCTTCGGTCATGTCCTTGGTCGCGCTGGCACATGGCGATTTGCCACCATGCAGCTCATGGCACTTCTTGCATGGGCTGTACTTGTCGTATGCCTCATCAGAGACTTCCCACTCCACGGCACTCGGATATGCGAGGCAGTACAAGTCCCACACCAGCTCACGCAGCTTGGCGTTCTCAGTCCTTGCGTCACACAGTTGTGCGGCGATTTCCTTTGCGTCCTCGAACACCACATCCCGTGCGTCTTGCAGCCTTGCGTACTCGCGCTCAAGCCCCTCGATGACGTCTGCGGCTTCGAGCAGAAGTGCAGCCCTTCGTGACGAGTCTGGGAACGCCTTTGAAAGCTCACGCAGGCTGGTCAGAGTAGGTTCGAGCTTGGTACTAGTAGGCTCGCTCATGCGTCCTCCATCCCCTCAAGCTGCCCGAACACCTCGTTCGCGCACTTCGCGCAGACCATGAAGTCCTCGTAGCCGTCGCGGTGGCGGAAGTCGGGCTTGTACTCCATCCGCTCGGCGCCGCCACGGCTCCACCACGTGACGTGCATCTGGGCGAAGCCGTCGTGGTCGATGTCTATCTCCCGCTCGCAGCGGTCGCAGAAGTAGCGCTTAGCCATCAGTTCTCCCTTCTCTTGCCCCATGCGCAGAAGCCGTCAGGCTCCACATCGGCTGGCATGCACTCGTATTCGTCACCACCTGCTATCGACACCCATGACGCAAAGAGGTTGCAGAGCGTTCCATCTTTATGAGAGTGCTTGCAATCCCTGCATCGCACGACGCGCTCGCACTTCACGCCGTCATGGTCGGTGTAGAGGTCGACCACGTACTCAGCCATCGGTAACCACCTTTCGTCCGCAGTTGGGGCAGAAACGCCACAGCCCAATCGCGTTGCCGTCGATATAAAGTTCGCTCGTCGTGTCACACGTGCCGACCATCTCGCCGCATCCAGTGCAATGCCAATCGCCGTGGCGCTCTTCGATGTGGCACGTCCCAGAACCCAGCGTGGCGGCGATGGTCTGCTCGGGGGTAAGCGGTTCATCCTCGTGATAGTCCACCCAGCAGTAATCACCGTAATCGACGTACCTCAGCCAAACATCATTGACCTTGAATCGCGTTACTGCCTTGGCCCCATATGGCTCGCTGTCTTCCCACTCCACCCCGCGCTCGTCAAGCATGCGGCGCAGCTCGTCGGTCGCGCTCATCGCTCCTCCTTCGCCTTGCGGTACCGCAGCACGGCGCGGTTCACCGCGCTCGCCGTCGTGTTGAACTCCCGCGCCAGAATCTCGCTCGGCACGCCAGCGTCCAGAGCGCGCGCCATGATGCGCGCTCGCTCGGGCGTGATGCGCGAGACCCTCGCGGCGGGGTCGTAGTAGGTCGTTGCCCTCATGCCATCGCCCTCCTGAGCACGTCGAGCGCCGCCTGAATGTCACTATCCTTGGTGACGGCCTCCATCGGGAACCTCGTGGCGGGTGCCTCGTCCAGCGGCCAGAGGTGGCGCATGTTGGACACGTCCACCTTCTCCGACTCGGGCGGGTATACCTCCACGCACCAGACGTCCTCGCCCAGGCACTCGTTCTTGACGCGCTGTAGCTCGTCCCACGTGATGCCGTCGCGCCAGTCGGTGCCATCCGCCTTGCGGCTGATCGGCACGCGCATGCGTCGCGTGCTGTTGACCGTGAGCCTGAGCCTGCCGTCCGCCCTCTGCTTGTACAGGACCGCCAGATAGTCCTTCGAGCGCCAGACCCTCAGCGCCACCGTCTCGAATTCGGGGAAGAACGGCCACTCCGACTGAGGGACCAGCTCCATCCTCCGCCCATAGCTCCTTGTCATTTCTCTCCCTCCCACACGTAGCCCAGCTCGTCGCCGGGGTCGAGCCGATGCGCAGCCGCCCACTGTCGCATGGGCAGGTCGCACGGGTACTGCTTGGTGTGGTTCGGTCGCGGCTCGCACTCCATGAAGCAGCCCCCGCACGGCCACGTGGCACGCTCGCCGTAGTGGCCGCGCTTGGGGAACCTCTCACGGTGGTTGAACGCCGTCGCGTGCACGACCTGCACCGAGACGCCGAGCGAGCTGGCGATGAGGTCGGTCGGGCGACCCATGCGCCACATCCGCTCCATCACGTCCAGCTCGTCGGGCGTCATGACTCGCCTGCCAGAGCCTTGCAGCGCGCCACCAGCTCGTCCTCGTCTCCGCCGCAGACGGCGTCCATGATGATGCGCTCCCACGTGTCGGGCACGTGGTGGCGGTGAGTCGCAGCCTCAACCGTCAGCCAACTGCCATTGCGCAGCACGAGAAAGCGGTCGGACAGTATGCCCTCGACCGTCTCGACGCCGTGCTCCGTGTCCATCAGGTCGAACATGTGGATCGGCTTGCCGTCCATGTCCTTGGGCAGCATCATGTAGTGGCTCTCGGGCGCGTAGGCGTGCTCGCCCTGCGCGGCGTCGAGGGCAGCCGCCATGCTGTCGCGCTCGGCCTTGACGCGGGCGTAGTCGCTCTCAAGCTGCGCGTGCACGGCGTCTATGTTGTCGCAGAAGTCGAGCACGTCGTGCGTGTTGCTTGCCGTCCACCAGCAGGTGTCGGTGGTCGAGGTCTCCCTGCGGATGTAGCTGCGCAGCTCGACCGTGATGGGCTTGTACTCGTCCATTTAGCTCTCCCATTCCTCGCAATCCTGGCACCCGTAGAGCGCCGCCATCTCGTCCTCCCAGCCGACCAGCTCGCGCGCGTCGATGTGGCGCAGGTAGATGCGCTGGCAGGCTCGGCAGTGCGCGCACTCGTCCATCCAGTCGAGCGCGGTCTTGTCTGGCTCTGGCGGCGGGTCGGTGCGGTTGCTCACCGTCGCCATCGGATAGACGGGCATCTAGGCCACCTCCCTCGCCGCTCGCTCGATGCGCTCCGCGATGGCGTCATAGCGTCCGAGCGCCTCGATCACGTCGGCCGTGCCGTCGGTGCCGTTGCGCAGCTCCCACTCGGCCACGAAGCGCAGCGCCTTTCCCAGCTCGTCGTAGAAGCGCTCTGGCCGCGTTGACTTGCCGTGGTACAGCTGCCAGCAGCGCCTGCCGTTCGTCTCGGATGGCTTGAGACGCCATCCGCACACTGTGATTACCATCAGGACACCTCCAAACGTGTCTCTAGCCGTACTGGAAGCCCAGAAGGCGCCCGACATGGCCGATTGCCCCACATCGGGCGCAGCGGGGCGAGATGCGCCGCCTACGCGATGCCCTCGAGGTCGAACAGCGTCGGCATGGACAGGCGCTGCTCCTCCGCCTTGAGGTACGCGACCCCGTCCATGAAGTAGCCGCTGTTGAGCTCGACCGCGCGGCCGCGCCTGCCCAGCCGCATCGCCCTCAGCGGCACGGTGAACAGCCCGCCGAACGGGTCGTACACAAGCTCGCCGGGGTTGCTGTACCGCTCGATGAGCCTGTCCACGATGTCGAACTGCAGCGGGCAGACGTGCATCTCGCGGCCCTTCTGTGACTGGGACGTGTTGAGCGTGAGCATGCGGTTCACGTCCGTCCAGACCTCGGGCGCCCACGACCCGGGCGCGATGGCCATGAACGTCGCGGGCAGGTGGCCGTGGCCCTCCAGCTCCTCGCCGATGCGCACGTGCGTCTCGTAGTCGTAGACCGCCTGCAGGGTGCGCTGCGTGAACGCCTTGGACAGCTCGCCCACGGGGTACGCCGCCACCTCCTCGCTCGTGAGCGGGCGGTCGCCGCTCGACCTCCAGAACGCGTGCGCGTCGACCTGCCAGCGGGCGCGGCTGTACTCGTCCTTGCCGTGGGTCACGGGGACGTCGGCGTAGCCGCGCGTGCGGTCGGTCTGGGGCTTGTGGAAGAGCAGGATGTACTCGGGGCAGCCGACCCCCATCTTGGTGCCGTCCTTGCACATCTCCGTCCAGCCGAGCCTGTAGGTCTGGTTGTTCTCGCGCACGACGTCCGTCACGACGGTGATCATGCCGATGTAGTCGAACCCGTGGCGCATGTAGTGCTCCGCCGTCTCCATGTGGAAGGGCTGGACGGTCGGTATGCCCGCGCCCGTGACGTTGCCGAAGTTGATGCGGTCCTTGGTGTGGACGCACATGATGCGCCCCGGCTTCAGCGCTCGGTACAGCTCGGGCGTGAGGTAGTCCATCTGGGCGAAGAACTCGTCGTCGTCCTTGGTGTGGCCGAAGTCGTTGTAGCTCGGCGTGTACTCGTAGTGGTTGCTGAACGGGATGCTCGTGACGATGAGGTCGATGCTGTCCGACCCGAGCAGGCGACCCTCCTCCACGGTGTCGTTGTTGGCGACCAGCCATCCCTCGCCGCTCGCCTCGATGCGCTCCACGCCTATCGAGCGCTTGAGCGCGTCCGCTATCGCGGCGTCCGCAAGCCCGTACTCCCTGATGATCTCTTCCATCCTCTTCGTCAGCTCCTCGTGGCGCGCCCACTTCTCGCGCAGCGTCTTGACAACCGAGTCCTCGGTGTCCGCGTAGATGATGTCGATGCGCACGCGCTCCTCCTGCTGGAAGCGCTGCACGCGGTGGATTGCCTGTATGAAGTCGTTGAACTTGAAGCCGACGCCGACAAACACCTCGCGGTGGCAGTGCCGCTGGAAGTTGCAGCCCGACCCGCTCAGGATGGGCTTCGTGGCGAGGATCCTGAACTCGCCCTCGCTGAAGCGCACTATCCTGTCCTCGCGCTCGTCGAGGTCCTGCGAGCCGTAGACCTCCACGCACTCGGGGATCGCCCTCTTGAGCGCGTGGCGCTCGGCCTCGAGGTCGTGCCACAGGACGAAGTGGTCGTCCGGCGACGCGTCGACTATCTCCTTGGCCTTTGCGACGCGCTGCGCCATGGTGTCGCGCTTCGCCTTTGACGCGGCCGACACGCCCATGGAGGCGTCGACGAACAGCAGGCCCTGCCCGTTGCGCTCCGTCTGGTACTCCTCGGTGCGCGGCGTCTCCACGCGGTGCCAGACCACCTCCATCTCTGGCAGCTCGTACCCCTCGTCGGAGTAGCCGAGGTCGCTCGGCTTCTGCACGAACACCGCCCACGATGCCAGCCACAGCCAGAACTCGCGCTCCTTGTGCGGGTACAGCGTGAGGTTGTTCGCCTTGGTGGAGTCGCGCTTGAAGAACCTCGTCAGCGCCTGCCCCGTGTCCATGACGCCAAGGTAGCCCGCGTAGTGGATCAGCTCCTTGTACCTGTTCGGGCTTGGCGTCGCCGTGGCCACGAACCTGTACGGCACGTGCTGGAACAGCTGCAGGAACGTCTGGTAGGTCTTGCTCCCGTAGCTGCGCAGCACGCTCGCCTCGTCAAGGCTCACGGCGTTGAACAGGCCGACGTCGAGCCGCCCGTCGCGCACGCTCTCGTAGTTGGTCAGGTACAGCCCGCCGTCGGACGCGACCTCGCTCGACCACCTGACGAAGGTCGGCTCCATACCCAGCATGCGGGCGTCGCGCCTGAACTCCTGACGCACGCCCAGCGGGCACACGATGAGCTGCCGCCCGCCCTCGCGCGCGCCTATGAGGCGCATCAGCTCGAGCTGCATGAGCGACTTGCCCAGGCCGAACGCGGCGAATATCGCGCGCCTGCCGCCGATGCACGCCCATCGCACGATGTCGCGCTGGTGCGGGAACAGCACGTCGCTTATCGCGTCGCCGGGGTCGAACCCGCTCTTTGGCGCCTTGACCGCCTTGGACTCGAGGAACGAGAGGTAGCCGTCGCGGTGCGGCCCGTCGGAGATGGTGCAGCGCCCAAGCTCCTCGCAGTTCGTCCACGTGTCCCTGTCGGCGCAGAGCGTCTTGAGGTTGCCGCCGTCGGCGTTCATGCTCACCGTGCTGGCGGCGGACTCGCAGAACGCCGCCACGCTACTCGCCGCCCTCTGTGCCGTCGTCGTAGTAGTCCAGCGGCAGCGGCGCCGTCGGGTCGATGACCCTCGCGTGGACGCGCTTGCCGATGAGCGCGATGAGCGCCGCGCTGTCCTCTGGCGTCATGTAGCCCTTCGGCTCCACCTGGATGACGATGCCCGCGCCCTTGGCGTTGACGGACTTGATCTCGCAGTCCATGTCGAGCATGCCCATGTGCTCGATGCGCCAGTCCTCCTCGGCGTGGGTGGCCCACTCGACGCCTGCGCCGACCAGCTCGCGGCACCTGTCGGCGTCCACCTCCATCGCCTCGAACCAGTCGGGGTCGCTCGGCACGATCTTGTCTGCGATGCTCTTCGCGGTTTCCTTGTCCAGCATTTCTACCTCCTAAGGAAGCGAGGTCGGGACCCGATGCCCCGACCTCGCCAGTCGTAACTGTCTGTCTGAGTGCCCGCCTAGAACGGGATCTCGCCGTCGTAGACGTCGGCCTGCGGCGTCGGCACCTGCTGCGGGCTTGCCGCCTGCTGCGGGTAGGCCATGCGCGGCTGCTGCGGCGCGGGCTGCCGGTCGCGCTGCCCGTCGGAGCCGCGCGCGCTCATGAACTCGATTTCGTCCACGATGACCTCGAGCTTGGAGCGCCTCTGGCCGTCCCTCTCCCACGAGCTGTAGCGAAGCTTGCCCTCGATGGCGACCTTCATGCCCTTGGTCAGGATGCGCGAGAGCGCCTCGGCGCGGTTGCCGAACACCGTGCAGTCCACGAAGTTGGGCACGTCCTCCCACTCGCCCGTCTGCGGGTTCTTCCTGCGGTCGTTGACGGCCACGCCGAAGCCCAGCACCTGCGAGCCGCCCTGCGTGGCGCGCATCTCGGGGTCGCGGGTGAGGTTCCCGCTGATGTTCACTCTGTTGATGCTCATGCGTCCCCCTAGAACTCGATGTCGTCAGGCTCGTACGCGTCAGGCTCGGATGGCGCGTCGCCCTCCTGCCGCTCGGGCGCGTCGCCGCCCACGGCGGCGAGCATGCCCTTGAATGCGTCCTCCGCGCCCTTGCGGCCGCCCTCCTTGAAGCGCGCCCAGAGGTAGGGCTTGGCCTCTGCCTCGTTGTAGCCGACGCCGGCGAGGCTCGCCGTGGCAGACCTGAGCCACTCGAGGTCGTCGTCTGTCGGCGCGGGCCCTGCCTGCTGCGCCGGCTCCATGGGCTGCTGCATCGGCTCGACGCTCACGTCGCCCGCGGGCTGCGCCTGCGCCATCTCCTCGGGGCTGTACATGCCCTGGAAGTCCTGCGGGAAGGCGCCGCGCAGCGCGTGCATCTCGGCGACCTTGGTGATCATCGTGCCCGGCATCTTCGACCACTGGTTGCGGCCGGTGCTGTACTCGCTCATGGGCACCTCGCTGTAGTAGGGCTTGCGTCCCTTGCGGTAGGCGCGCGCCCAGCCGCCCAGCAGCTGCTCGCCCAGCGACTTGTAGTACGCCTCGCCGGGGCGGTGCACGATCTCCCCCTGCGCGGTGAGCACCACGACGCCCAGCTCCGTGCCCTCGAAGTCGGGGTTGGAGTCGGCGCGCTTCTGGATGGCCGAGCGGCTGGTGATGATGCTCGCGGGGCCGTTGCCGTACTTGACGAGGTAGGCGTCCCTGGTGAAGGGGTTCAGGTGCTGCGTCGCGCAGAGCGCGAGGAACTGCTGGATCTCCTGGTCGGTCGCGTTATGGCAGAACGTGCGGCGCACGTCCTCGTACGTGATCTGCACGGGCTGGCCAGCGTCGTCCTCGAACTTGACTATCTCGTATGCCATGATTGCTCCTATCTCGGCGAGAGCTTGTAGCTCACACCGTGGGTCGGCACCTTGACGTACCTCTCGATACCGTGCTGCCTGCAGAATGCCGCGAACGCCTGCGCCTGTATGAGGTTCCCGTAGCCGCAGAAGACGTAGTCGGGGACCTCGGCGCCGATGGGCGCGGCCATGCCCATCGCGGTCTGGGCCGCGACCGACGGGCGCCTGGGCATGACGCTGCCCGTCTCGTGGCGCAGGCGCTCGTACTCGTCGGCGCTGACCACGCATCCCGTGTCGATTGTCGGCGCAAGCTCGGCGGGTCGCGGCGGCTCGGGCTCGGGGTCAGGCTCCGGCGCGGGCTGGGCGGCCTGCGCTGCCTGACGCTCGCGCTCGATGCGGGCGTACTCCTCCTCGCGGCGGCGGCGTTCTTCCTCGAGCCTGCGCACCTGCTCCCGCTGCGCGGCGCGCGCCTGCGCGTTGGATATGGCCTGCCCGACGTCCAGCGTCGAGAAGAAGTCGGCCTTTGCGCTCTCGGCGTCCTCGGGGTCAACGGCGCCCGCGACGGTCCGCTCGCCCGCCGCTATGGCGTCGACCGCCGCGCGCAGCGAAGCCTTCGCCGCCTCGACGTTGGTCGAGCGGTTGAGCCACGCCTTGCCGCGCTCGCTGCCGTACCTGTCGATGAGCCTGTCCAGCGGCACCAGCGGCACGAGGTCGGGCGCGTACTCGTCGTAGGCGTCGGCCAGCGCCTGCCGCCTCTCCGCCCCCCAGCGCTCGTCGTAGGCGTCGAGCGCCGCCTTGTAGGCGACGTCGATGTCGGTCAGCGGCTCGAGCACGCCCCTCACCTCGGAGCGGAACCGCTTGAGGGCGTCGTCCATCTCGCGGGTCATGGCCTTGCGCTGGGCGTCAAGCTCGGCGGCGTCCCTGCGGGCGCCCGCGCGGCTCGCCTTGGCGTCCTTGTACTCGCGCTCGGTGGTGATCTCGTCGGGCACCTGGTACAGCGCGGCCTTCTCGGCGACCGTCTCGCGTGCCATCGCCAGCCACTGCTCGGCCTTGGAGAGCGGGCTGATGGCGTCCTCGATGACCTCGGCGGTTACCTTCTCGGCGTCACTCATCGTCGCCACCTCCCGTCAGGACGTCGATGCACAGAGGCACGACCTTGACGCGCCTGACGTTGGCCCCCACGGAGTCGAGGTGCCTTGCCAGATCCTTCTTCTTCATTGGTCCTCCCTTGCATGCAGGCGCACCCATACGCCCGGCATCTCTCTGTCCACGTGGTCGGCGATGGCGCACCGCAGCTCGACGTACTCTTGGGAGTCGTCAACGATGGCGCCGCAGCCGTTCTTGTGGATGGTTTTCTTGCCCCTCTGCTGGGGCGTGCACAGGGCGTCGAGGATGAACTTCGACGACCCGAATATGTTGTCGGGGTCGCGCCTGCGGCCGACCTCCACGAAGGTGAGCGTCACCTCGCTCACGCACTCAGGCGCCTTCCAGCCGCACCGCTCCATGGCGGCGCGCGCGTGCCTCGACACGTGGACCTCGTTCTCGTCCTTGCGACGGGCGGCCGCGACCGCGTTGCCCCTGCTCTGTCGGATGATCTCGTTCAGTCCGTCGAGCGGCTGGGGGCGCCCATGCCTGTCGCGCCTGTTGCTCGGCACGAAGAAGCACAGGTCGCTCATGCCCTTACCCCCTCGGCCTCGCACTGCCGCAGGTACTCCCAGTGGCGCATCTGCAGCGCTATCTCCGAGACGATGTCGCGCTTGGCGCTCGCGCCCGCCAGCGGCACGCGGTGCTCGCGTGCGTACTGCCTGAGCTGCTTCACGGTCATGGCGCCCAGCTCGGCGCGCAGCTCGTCCTCGTAACGGTTCAGGTCTGTCACCTAAATCTCCTCCCACTCGAACATCCCGAACCCCGCGTTGCGCCACTGGCCCATGCCCTTCCACGCGCCACGGTCGAGCAGCTCGCGGATCCAGTCCATGTCGGCCTTGAGGTCGCAGCAGACGTCGCACTCGAAGTACGTGCCTGCGGGAATCTCCTCGCTGTGCGCCAGGGCGACGCGCTCGCCCTGCGGAGTGGACGCCCTCAGCGGGCGCTGGTTGTCGGTCTCGGTCAGGTCGAGGTCCACGGGCATGTACAGCGGGATCACGCGCGGCTTGCCCTTGACGTGGCCGCGCACGAAGACGTTGTTGTCCAGCAGCTTCTTGAACGCGCGGCGCTTGCTGGACTCGGTGCCGGGCACCTTGCGCAGCGCGGACGCCGTCTCCTTGAGGTAGCCGCTGAGCATGTAGCTGTACAGGAAGGGCGTGCCGTCCTCCATCTTCATGAAGATGGTCTTCTGACGCTCCTCCATGTCCTCGACCGAAACCTCGTGGTCTGCAAGCTCCTGCGCCATGGTCTTGGCGTCGGGAGCCTTGGACGCCACGAAGCGGGCGTGCAGCTCGGGGTCTGCGGGACGCGTCCCGAGCAAAGGCTCGGTGAACGTGACGCGGATGGTCATCTTTTCCATGATTGGTTCTCCTTTGTTCTCTCTCTGGTCTTGTTGTTTGTCGGTGCCATAGCGTGCCCACGCCAAGCCCGTGCCAAGCCATGCGATGCAGTGCCTACGCGTAGCGGCGCAATGCAATGCCGCCGCGTAGCGACCCGACGCAATGCCCGTGCGGTGCTGTGCGATGCCTACGCTCAGCTGAGTTTCGCCGATGCCATGGAACGCCTCGCCATGCCAGTGCTCTGCCACGCTATGCCCATGCCATCCAATGCCGTGCCAAAGCAGGCCGTTGCGTTGCTATGCCCGCGCGTGTCGCAGCTATGCTTAGCTTCGCAGTGCCTTTGCATTCATCGCTCTGCTGTGCCCACGCCTTGCTTCGCTTTGCTGTGCCGATGCATGTCCGCCCAGAGCAACGCCATCGCTGCGCCGCGCAAAGCATAGCCATCGCTGTGCCGTGCATTGCCATTGCCACCGTCGCTGTGCCGTGCCGTCGCGTTCTCGTTGCTGCGCAATCCTAAGCCACGCCATAGCGCCGCAATGCTTCGCCGACGCTATTCGGCGCTTCGCATAGCCATTGCCTTGCCAAGCTCCGCCATTGCGGGTCACTGCTGAGCATTGCTTCGCCGCAGCCAACCAACGCCTCGCCTAGCCCATGCGCTCCTATGCCTTGCCCTTGCGGCTCATAGCCATGCCCATGCCGTGCGCTCGCTGCGATGCATCTCCATGGCTTTGCTTACCTACGCCCCGAGCATGCCAAGCCCGTACGCCCAGCTGGCGATGTGGCACACGATGATGCCCGCGACGATGGGCGACGCGAGCAGGATTGCGCTCGTGATCGCGCTCTTGATGTCCTCCATGATGTAAACTCCTTACTGTGCCCTCTGGCACACTCTCTCTGGTCGCCGCGCGAGTCTGCCCACTACGCGCGGCGCTGCCTTTCCTCGCACCAGCGCTGCCACTCTGACTCGCTGACGCGCCTGCCGCGCACGCACTCGTTGGGGATGATGGACGCCAGCTCGCCGCGCTCTATCGCGTCGTAAATCGTTCGCTTCGGCCATCCCGTCAGCTCGTGCAGCTCGGCCACGCTGTACCAGCGCTCCAATGCCATGTGTCACCTCCCTCGCCCACCCGCAGGGCGCCCCAGTGGGCGCACGCGTCACGTCCGCCTCTGCCACGCGGGGATTGGTCGCGCACTCGACCAGCGCCGCCGCTCGAAAGGAGGTAGGCGACGGGAACTTGCGCTGGGAGCTGGCCTCCGTTGCATGCGGTGCCGCCCGTATGGCTGGGCGGCTTCACGGCGCTTCCTGCTGACGCCGCCCGCATGGCGTGCGTCCGCTGGGACGTCCTGCGGTGTGTTGTGATGCGGTTGCTATGAGTTGAGGAATCGGTCGATCGCGGCCATCACGTCGGACAGCTCGGCAATCTCCGAGTACTTGCGCCTGAACACGTCAGCCTCAAGCCTTGCGGCATCCATGAGGCGCTCGCGGTCGTATGAGCCGTCCTGCGCGTCCTCCAGCTGCTTGCGTAGGCTCTTGTTGTCGTCGACGTAGAGCCGGTTGCTGCTCTCAAGTTCGCGCACGCGGCGCTTCATGTCCTCGTAGTCGTCGGGTGCAACCTCACGCACGACCTCGCGCTCCACGACCTGCTGCGTGTTGGCTAGGTTATAGAGCTCGTCGTTCTGCTTTTCGAGGGCCTCGATTTCCTCCTGCGCGCGGGCAAGCTCGGCCTGCGCATTGTCGCGCTGCTGCTTGAGCGTGTCGCCCACCTTCTTGACCATGCTCACGGTCTCGCGGGCGTCGTCGCGCTCGCGCTCGGCCTGCTCCTTCGCGGCCTTGATGCGCTGGTACGCTTTGTTGGTGCTCAGCTTGCCCTCGTCCCAGTCGGCGAAGTCGACGGGGTCGAGCATGTCGGCGTTGTCGGCCACGTAGAGCGTCTTACGCGCTTGCTCGCCAGAGATGCCGAACTGTTCGGCGGCTTTATCACGGGCAGTACCAGACGAACCTTCTGCAAATGTTTGCATGATGTCTGTACGAGCGCCCTGTCGCTCCTTGGCTTTCTCGCTCTCAATAGCCATCTGCCTGCGGATGCCCTCTGCCAGCTCGGAGCCGGTGAAGTTGCGGCGAACCGTGTTCTCGGATAGCTCAATTTCGATGTCCTGTGCTTCGTCCTCAGACTCGACCATACGGACATCCACCTGCGACCATCCGAGCAGTTTGCAAGCCCTCAGTCGGCGCTCGCCAGCCAGCAGCACGTGCCTATTGCTGATGGTGATGGGATTGAGTAGGCCGTTCTTCTTGATGTTGTCCGCAAGCTCCTGAATGTCGCCGAAGTCCTTGCGGATGCGGTCGCCCACGAGAATCTTGTCAATGTCTATGAGCATGTCGCCCTCCTACTCGTAACCACCAAGCACCTCGGGAAATGCTTCAGGATTTGCGCCACCTTGCCTGAACTTGAGCTGCTTGACGTCATCGCCACGCATATAGGCGTTCCATGCCTTTATCGTGTACGCGAGAACATATTTGTCTGGCAGGCGCTTTGCCCTAATTGGTTCGGCTGACTGTTTCTCGAATGCATTTTGCAGAAGCCGGACAGACACGCACGCAGGGTGCCTGTTGAGGATCTGTTCCATGAACTCTTGGTAGTCCTCGTTGCTGACAGCGCGGAATGCGTCAAAGGCAACGCCCATGATTCCAGAGTTAATGTGCTTGTACTTATTCATGACGCTTCGCGTGTCGCCAACAATCGGCTCGATGCGTGACGGGTAAGCTCTCTCGATAAAATCTATGACGGCTTTGTATGTAGCTTTGCCGCCGCGATGTGACGAGACATACGCTTCAATCCCATAGACGTCTACGAGATATAGAGCAAGCCCTATAGTTGCCACTGTCGAATAGTCTGGATAGCCCATCATCTTCGTGTAGTCTCTTAGCGCTCGCTTGGTGCCTGTGTCCATCGTGATCTGCGCTTCGCCCTTAACCCCACGCACAACAACCGAGATGATAGGCTTGCCAGTCTTTACGCACGCATAGAGTCGATGTTGTCCATCTCGCAAAATACCGTTCTCGTCAAACACAATGGTGGCGCCGTTCAGCTCCCACTCACCATTTTGTAATGCCGTTATGACAATGCTCTTGCTGTTAATGTCACGATTCTTTATGTTCATGCCAAGCATCTTCTCGGCGACATCTGGCGTAATGCGCTCGATGGTTACGCTGACTCCTGGATAAAGGTGCTCAACACGTTCTCCGTAAATTGCGGGGAACGTAATTGATATACTCGTATTTGTCAACTTGGTAACCCCCTTTGACCGTCATGCCCTCGTCCGTTACAGCGGGCGGGGGCATCTTCAATTCCTAGCCTGTTGCGTTAAACGCAACCGCTACGGCAAAAAAAGCGCTGCCACGGCATCGCGCAGCAGCTTGCGGCCTGACTCGTTCATGGACGCGTAGATGTCGACCAGGTTGCCCAGCGTCATGTCGCGCGGGTTCTCCTCGCGCAGGGCGAACGTCTGCCTTGCCTTGATTCCGCATGTGGCGGCTGCATCGTCCTGCGTCATGAACGACGCGCGGCGTGCTGCCACGAACGGCTCCGACTTGATCTCGGTCATGCATTCCTCCTTGTCGATGTGTCATGCGCGCTGTCTGCGTGCTCGTGGATAGATACCCAATGAAGCGCCGAGACGACGCCGATATTCCATCAAGTGTCATTCTGTTGGCTCGCGGCCTGCGCAGCCCACCATTAGGCTGACCACCGCTCTGACGGCTGACCCACAACGCGATACGGTGGGCACCGTTGCCTTCGGGTTCTTTTGCTCCCCATTGCCAAGGTTCCGAGCCGCCTACGCGGGGTCACCTAGAACCGATTCCGTCCGATACGACGATTGCTCGCCGTGGTGGAGGTCGCGCCGAGTCTGTCACGGCCCCCACCACGACGGACGCGGTTTTGCCCCCACGTCATGGGCTGGACGGCTACCCGATGAGCAGCTCGCGGAGCGCGTCGTTGAAGCTGTTCAGCACCTCGCGGTCGAGCGTGCTGGCGTACTCGAACTGCTCCTCGCTGCCCTCCTGCTCCCAGCTGTACTCGTTGTCGTTGGCCGCGCGCAGCAGGCGGGCGTGCATGTCCCTCGTGGTCTTGAGCTTGAGGTCGTGCCACTTGCCGAGCAGGATACAGACGGCGGTGTTGTCGTAGAGCGCCTGAGCCTTGCGCATGATGGGGACGCCGATGCTGGGCACCCACTGGGCGCACCAGCGTGCGAGGTTGTCGGAGAACAGCTTGAAGTCGTCCTCGGTCTCGCACTGCGGGCGGTCGAGCACGGGCAGGGTCGCGGTCTGGGTGGTCTTGGTGGTCATTGCAGGTTCCTTTCCCTCTCTGGTCTTGCGCGTTCCGGACGGATGGCTAGCACTCAAGCTCGGCGGCGAGCGACGCGGCCAGCTCGCTCACGGCGTCCTCGTCGCTGTCGAACTCGAACGGGTCGCTGATTCCGCCCGCGCCGCCGAGGTCGACGCAATAGAGCCCGTCGGCCTTGAGCACGGGGAAGTCGTAGCCGCCGACGGTGGCGAACCCGACGATGGCGTAGGTGGTGCCGTCGATGGTGATGGTGTCGTTGGTGGTCATTGCAGGTTCCTTTCGGTTGGTTGCTTTCTCTCGTGGGCTTCAATATAGCCTAACGTTGCGTTAAACGCAACTATCAATTGCGTTATTTGTCTTTTACTTCGTGTAAACTATGTGTTAAACGCAACTCCGAGCGGTTGGAGGCGACCATGGGACTGCCCGAGAACATCGACGCGCTGCTGGTGAAGTTCGAGATAAACGCCGACCAGCTCGCCCGTGTCGCTGGTGTCGACAAGTCCAGCGTCACCCGCTGGCGGCAGGGTTCCCAGATGCGCAGGGCAACGCTCCAAAAGGTCTGCGACTACTTCAACCTGACCGAGGACGACCTGCTCTCCACTGAGAACGGTCTGGCCGCGAAGGAGCACGGGTACGTCTCCGATTCCTCGCTGACCGACGACGAGATGGAGCTGCTGAGCATCTACCGCAGGCTGGACGAGGACAAGCGCGCGGCGTTCCTGACGGTCGCGCGCGCGATGTAGCCGACTAGGGATGGGGTGGCAACATGGGACTGTTTGACTTTCTGCGCAACCCAGAGAAGCTTGAGCGACGCAAGAGGCCATCGATGCCGCTTGACGTGCTCGAGCACCTGAACTTCGAGTGCGAGGGCGTGAGCGCGACCATCTACCATCAGGATGTGCTGGACGGAATCCACGAGCCTACGGTGGGTGTTGTCGTCGCGTCAGAGCAGGGCCAGTACGGCTACGACGTCATGCTCGCAGACGGCACGGTCGTCGGGAACCTGCGACCGGAGCGTCTGGCAAGAGTAGCGCTGGGCGACGACCGTTCCGCGACTGCCGAGGTCGTGCGCCCCGTCTACAGGACGACCGACCACGTGGAGCTGTACCTGCCGCTGAACGACGAGACGCTCAAAGCCGACGCCGAGGCTCGTGAGCACAAGAGCAGGATGGCCGACCTGACCGTCTGGGTGAACCTTGACGTCACGAAGTGGAACGGCCCGACGTTCGAGTCCGGGCAAATCGAGTATCACGACGCCGACTTCGTGCTCACTGAGCGCAAGAAGGCGAAGCCGCTGCTGTCGGTCGTGTGCGACGGCGCCACCCTCATGACGTTCAACGCGCGCATGAAGGCGTACCGCGTGCTGATGGATCGGAGCGACCTCCACATCCGCCTGTTGATCGTGAGGCACATGGAGGGCGAGTACGGCACGTTCTACAAGGTAGGGTTCTACTTCTAAGGAGCGCATGATGCCCCGCAGGAAGAAGCGCTCCGCATGGGCGTCCATCGCCCAGGTCGAGCCGAGCGTATACCGCATCAGGTACTGGGCAGCTGGCCCCGATGGCTACAGGCGCCGATCAAAGACCATACGCGGCACCCGCAAGGATGCCGAGCGCGCACGCTCCGAGCTGATGCTGGCGCACTCAGAGGACGCGCCCTGCCCGACCGTGGGCGAGGTCTGGGAGCGGTGGGCGCTGCCCGACTTCGAGCGCCGCGTCGCGGACGGCGACATGTCGGCCAACAGCCTGCGCCAGTACCGCTACGGCTGGAACGCCCACGTCGCGCCGCGCTGGGGAGCCGTCCAGTGCTCCGCCGTGCGCGCACTGGACGTCCAGCAGTGGCTGTACGGCCTGACCCTCGGCGCGGCAAGGCAGGCGCTGCCGCTGCTGCGCATGGCGCTTGACTACGCGACCAAGTACGAGTTCGTCGGCCACAACGTCGCGCGCGAGAAGTACCAGATGCCAGCGAAGGCGACCATGGACGCCCACGACAAGGGCGTGTGGACGTACGCGGAGCTGGGCGAGCTGTGGCGGCGCGTGCTGGGCATGTGGCTCGAACCCGCCTTCCTGCTCTGCGCGTTCGGCGGGCTGCGCGTCGGCGAGGCCCTCGGCGTGCGCTCAGAGGACGTGACCGAGTGCCACGGCTGCGCGCTGGTGTCCGTGCGCCGTCAGGTCGGCGAGGACGGCGTGACCGAGACGCTCAAGACGCCGCAGAGCCGCCGCGAGGTGCCCATCCCTGGGCGCGCGGGCGCTCGCCTGCTTGAGATCGCAGCGGCGAAGGACGGCTGGCTCACCGATGACAGGATGGGCGGCACGACGAACCGCTACCGCCTGCACAAGGCGTGGTCGCGGCTCGACGTCCCCGAGGGCATGCGCCACCCGTTTCGCAACCTGCGCAACTCGTGGCAGACCAACATGCGCTGGGTGCTGCACGTGCCGCCGTGGCTGCTCGAACCCATGCTCGGGCACGCAGGCAGCGACGTCACGGCGCGCCACTACGACCGCCCCGCAGGCGAGATGTTTGCCGAGTCCGTGGCCGACGCTTACCGCGAGTGCCCATACGACGCGGGCTGGGATTGGGCATAGATGGGACTATTTAGCCCTATTGCTCAGTATTCATGCAGGTAGATTAGTGTTGTCTGCATACCCTGTAACTATCCTGCACATGGTGTGCGTATTTCGTGTGATGTTCCCAAGTGCGGATATACGGTCGATAAGTTCGGTAAGCGTGACGTTTGCGGCCATTTGGGACGCGCTAGGGACGCAAAAAAAGGCCCCCACCCCGAAGGGTGAGGGCCGCTTCTCTATGTCCTGTACTTGCGCCTTGGCGGCTTGTCACACCAGTCCACCTCGCGGTGGCAGCAGGCGTCGCACTGGAGCGTGAAGAACGTCCGCCCACGGCACGTGCGCTCGCTGCCGTCCACGATGCGCATGGGGCGCCCGCAGTTGGGGCACAGGCGCACCTCGTGCCACCTCACGGCAGCATCGCCCCCAGCGTGCACGCGCAGATGGCGGGGATGGCCGCGAGGATGCAGAGCGCCAGCAGCATGATGACCGCGCCGACGTCGGAGCTGCGGTCGCCGTCGTTGATCTTGTCGTCGTGGATGCTCATGGCTCTCAGCTCCTTGGCGGGAACTTCGCGTTGTACTCGCCGAGATGCTTGGGCAGACCAGCGTTGTGCACCTGCACGAGTCGTGCGTACCAGTCGCCAGAGAGCTGCATGCGCGGCATCTTCTCGCCGTTGTGGCTGTTGCCCCAGACCATGTCCAGCACGCGGATGTCGTCTGGGTCCGTGAGGTCATGGATGCGACCGCCCCATATGCAGACCACCGTGTTGAGGTCTGCGAGCGTGATTATGCAATCCATCGGCACCGCCTCCAATATCTGTCGTTCCTGTTCCTTCTCGTCCTCGGGCGTCCATTCGAGCGGCCATCCGCCGCCGACGAACGTGCCGTACAGGGTGCGCTCCCGCACTCCCCCGTCCGGCACGCTGTCAATCATGCGCCAGCCGCCCAGCGAGACGCCGACGTGCCCCGTGAAGGTCGGGCTGTCCCCGAAGAACACGAGGTCGCCCGGGAGCAGCTCGTCGGGGTCGTCCGTCCAGTGCCCTGTGTCGCGCACCCAGTCGCTTTGGCTCCCGTTGCCGTTCTGGTGTCCCTGCCAGTGCGGAATCTCCAGACCTGCCGCCGCGTAGGCGCACGTGGAGAGGTAGGAGCAGTTGTAGCTCTCGCCCTCCACGCCGCCCGATGGCGTCCAGTCGTAGGAGCAGCCTATGTTCTCGCGGCAGTAGGCCACGATGTCCTCGCGGACGCCCACGCTACTCGCTGTCCTTGTACGGGTCGCCCATGGCGCTCACGTGGGACGCGCCGATGATGGCACCGACGAAGACGCCCACGGCGTTGATGGTGAGCACGATGGAGTCCACGTTGGCGAGACCCCACGCGGGGCCGACAGCGCCGACGAAGGCCGCGAGCGCCGGACAGAGGATGAGTCCGACCCACTTGAGGACGTCATAGAGCCAGTTGGGGATGAGGTAATTCATGGTGGTTCCCTTCTCTCTAAAGGAAAGGGGCGCCGAAGCGCCCCTGGTTGCCTTGCCTACAGCTCCCTGTCTGGGAGTTCGTTGAGCTTTAGGCGGTACGTGTCAATCAGTCCGTTGAAGCCCATGGCGGCGTACTTGTCGTGCATGTCGCACCAGCTCGCCCGCTCCTCGGGCGTGAGCCACCCGCGCTCCGCGTACTTCTCGTAGTTGTGGATCAGCGAAGCCCGCATGGTGGTCTGCGTGGCGCCCATGATGGAGTCCAGCTTGTCGTCGGTCTTGGCACGCCACTGCTTGCTGCTCTCGATGTAGTCCTTGAGCATGTCCAGCAGCAGCTTTATCAGCCACCCCAAGATGCCCGAGACGCATGTGGTTATGACGAGCGGTGGCACGTTGACGCTCATTCGGCCACCTCAGTCCAGCCGTAGACGCCGGGTTCGTACACGTTCGCGTCCATGGTGCTTACCCACGTCTTGCCGTTGTGCTTGACCTTGTCACCATCGTTGTAGGCGTCGTGCGCCCCCGTGGGTTGCACCCATTCGGGAATCTCGCCCTCGGGTGCGGTGCGCACCCACAGCGCAGGCGTGTTGGGCGGCTCGTAGCCCTCGATGGCTTCGTGCGCCTGCACACAGCGATAGAGCTTACCGTCGTAGCGCACGCGGTCACCCACGGCGTAGGACTTGCCAACCGCCCACTCGGGATAGATTTGCGGGACAAGCTCCGCCTGCTCGTCGGTGAGCGTGGGCAGCAGCTCGTCCAGCGCGGACTGCGCGGGGTCGATATATTCGGTAAAGCGCTCGTCGGCCATGACGCGCTCATATGCGGCGTCGATGGTGACGGTGTCTGTGGCGTCGTAGTCGAGCAGGCGCGTGGTGCGGAACTCGGTCGGGGCGCTCTCCTTGGCGGCTGCGTCGCGCCACGAGCGCACTTGCAGCGCGAGGTACGAGCCGACGTAGTACTCCACGCTGGCCACCTCGTGGTGGCCGTACACGGAGCCGTCGAGCATGACCGTGCGGTCGAAGCCTTGCATGTATCCTCCTTTAGAAAAGGGTTATCTGGTAGTTAACGGTGACCGTTCCAGTCACGGCGCGGTCGAGGGACACGCGGATGATTCCGTCGCCGCTCAGCTCGGCGGTCATGGTGCCCATGTATAGCGCGGAGTCGCCCGAGCAGACGCTGACCATGGCGTTTGCGCCCGTCACCGTGACGCCCGTGAGCGCGGTGGCGTCGGCCTTGGTGAACAGCTGCGCGTGCTGGCCGCTGAACGTGACGTTCTTGGTGCCGACGAAGATGCCGTTTAGGTCGGACACATCGGGTATGCGGTCGGCTGCGAAAGTGCCGCTGGTTATCTTGCTGGCTGCAAGGTTTGGAATGCGTGCCGCAGCGAAGGTGCCAGAGGTTATCTTGCCTGCCGCAAGCGACGGGATGCGGTCTGCCGAGAAGGTGCCAGACGTAATCTTGCTGGCTGCGAGATTGGGTATCTGCGCGGCGGTCAGAGCCGTGCCGAGAGTAATACCACCAGTGATGGTTAGGTCTCCATCGATAGTTGTATCACCAGTGACATCAATTTCATTGGTCGTAAGGACAATCTCTGTCTTTTCTGATGAGTTGCTTATGTAAGCACTTAACCTCAATGGATGAATCGAATTGTCGACATCAAAATCTATTGATGCGCGTCGTTGGACAGACTCTTTTTCAGCCCAAATGGAGCCAGCTCCACGATTGAAAGAGATTAGTCCACCCGTATCAACCAGAACGTAGTCTCCACCTGGCTCCAATTGGCTGCTCGTATAAGATGGTTCCAAAGATATTGATTTGCCTGTGCCGTTGATGCCAGTAATAACAAAAGCACGCTCAGTAATCTCAGTATGCAACTGATCGGCCAATCCAATGCGCATGCTCTCGCCATACTCCGCCACGCTGACGCCAGCCCGCACGATGTCCACCTTGTCCGTTATCTGCACGCCCGTGTTGGCGTCATTGGACGGGTGCACCATGACGCCGCTGCTCGTGATGTCGGTGAGGTAGGTCGTGGCGGTCGCGGCCACGTCCTCTGGCGCTGGCGAGTGCCCCACGTCAACGGACCCCATGACGAACATGAGGTTCGAGAGCGTGAACGTGCTGCCTGCGGTCTGTGCCGTGTCGGACCCCGCGATTCGGAGCCGCATGCGCTGAGTTGTCTTGCCTGCCTGCGTCGCGGTGAGCCTGAACGTGGCGCTATAGTGGCCCGACCCGTCCGCGAGGTTAATCCTGTCCTTCGAGGTGCCGTAGCCAGACGCCTTGCTGATGCGGGTGACGATGTTGCCCTCGATCTGAATCCAAGCCGCGCCAGTCGCGCTGGTCGTCGACCAGTCGAACGAGACGGTCATGTAGTCGGCCGTGTTGCCGTTGGTGAGCGACTTCCCGTAGTCCGACTCGGCATAGTAGCCGATGTAGTAGTCGGTGCTCGCGCTTGCCAGCGTGACGGTCTTCGGGTCGCCTGTTCCGAGCAGCAGGTTCCTGCCGCCTATGCTGCCCGAGAGGTCGCCGATGGAGATGGTGCTCACGTCGATGTGCTCGGAGGTCAGCTGCGGTATCAGCGCCGCGTCGAACGTGCCGCTCGTGGCGCTCACCGCGTTCGCCTTGACGCTGCCCGTGATGAGGTTCCCGCCGTCGACCACCGTCGCGCTGTCGTCGATCAGCACAGGCGTGTAGCGTGGCGCGCTCTCCCCCGCGAGCTGGTACTGCTCGCAGGTGTACAGCACGGGATAGCGCGTGCCCGTCCCGTCCGCGTTGGCGGTCAGGCGCGGCACCTTGGTGGTCCACGCGTTGCGGACGTCGGTTGAGACTTCCAGCCATGCAGTCGGAGGGTCAGGCTTGTTCGCCGATGCGGACGTACGGTAGTAGATGCGCTGCGTGCGGCGCACGTTGGCGTCTGCGGTGTCCTGCGCTGCGGATATGGACGCGTCCACGTCCTCTGGCGCTGGGGTCCAGTCGGTCGCCCTGTTGCCTGTCTCGAACTTCGGGTAGGCGACGTAGTAGGCATCGGTGCCCGCCTGTCCGACCCATGCCACGTCCTGGTTCGTGACGTCGTTCGGGACGGAGGCGGTCACGCTGTAGCGCTTCCAGTCGCCCGTGACCTCGAAGGTCTCCATGTGCTTGTTGTTGCCGCTGGTGCGCACCGAGACGCCGACGCTGGCCGTCGAGCCTGCCGCCTTGAGCCACACCGAGAACGTGAAGTCCCCTCCGCCTTGACCGTTCGCAGGATGCTTGGGCATGCTGTGCCTCGGCCAGCGGTACACGAAGTAGTGGCTCGCCGCGGATGGCGTCACGAGGACCGCGCTCGTGCCACCGAGCGGGTCGGCCTGCCCGCCAGTCGCCGTGCAGCTCCCCGCGACCCAGTCCGATGGCAGGGCGCCCGTCCCCCAGAGCAGGTTGCGCCCGCCCACTTGCAGGTTATCCAGATTCTCCTGCACCGCGCTCGCAGCGCCCTTCGCGTCGTAGGCGGCGTTCAGGCTCGTGCTCGACAGGCGACCATCAGTGAATATCGTCGCGCCCTCGATGTTGACCTTGTCGGCCTTGATCTTGACGGCGCTGCCGCCCTCCTCCTCCACGCTCGCGTTGATGGCGGCTATGACGCCGTCCTTCTCCACGCGGGCAGAGATGGCGTCGTTCGCTACCTTCAGCTCGGCCTGCGAAGCGTAGAGCTGCGTGCCGCTGTAGGGCTTGTAGGGGCCAGTGTAGTCGCCTTCGTAGATGCTGAATCGGAACTCGACATCCATCGCATCACCAGCGGCACAATAGGCGACCAGACGGACGCAGCGCTTGTCCTCGGAGCGAGTCCAGTATTGCGAGTCGCTGGCCTCCGACTTTCGGACGATGCGCTTGCGATACACTCCATCTTCGCAAAGCTCAGCATAGGCGCTGCCAGACTGGTCGAGCGACTGCTTGACGTACAGGTGGCAGTTCTTGCCTTTGCCTTGGAGCACCTTCTGAGCGTAGTCGCCCCAGAACTGCATGCCGTAGGTGTTCGCCTGAACGCCATAGAACACCGCATCGTTGGCAGCCTGCGTTATGTTCCTCAGCTCGAACAGGAAAGTGTAGTCCGTGCCAAGCTCGATGCCCTCCGCCATCACGGGGTCGAAGTCGTAACGAACAACGTCCGTGCCGCTCATGTTGTCGAGGACGATTCGGCACCAGCCGTCGCCCATGTCCGTGAGTTGGATCATGGACGAGGCGTTGCCATCGGCGTACTTCCAGTATGTGCTCGGGAGCCTCGGCACGCCAGCGGAGAACCACGGCACTAGGTTCGGCTGCGCGGTCTGGTACGCCTCCTCCTTGGTCGCCCTCAGCGCGACCGCCTCGTTCGTGAGCTGTAGCTCGCTCTTAGTGGAGTACGTCCTCTCCGCCGTCTCGAAGCCCGCCTCCGCGAGCAGCCTCACGCTGTTGCTCGCCGCGAAGTCGACGGTGCCGCGCTGCTTGCCGCCAGACCACGTGCACGTGCAGGAGTAGGTGGCGTTGAGGTCGGTGGCGCCGCACTGGTTGCCCGTAGCGGACAGCGCCGTGTCGCCCTTGGCCCACTCGTACTTAGTCGGCGTGACCTCGGTGCCGTTGACGTGGAGCGTGGCCGTGAGGGTCGCGGTACCAGCGTCCCAGTCGATGCTGCTCGGCGTGATCGTGACGTGCGCCTCGGGGCCTGCGGCGCCCTTCTCGCCCACCTTGCCGCCCACGCTGTAGCTCTTGGCCGTGGTGCCGTCCGAGAAGGTCAGCGTGGTGCGCGTCCAGAGGTACTGCGTGGTGGTTGGGGCGAGCGGGCTTGCCTGCCAGCTGGCGCTGTCGGCGGGCGGGTTCGTGCCGCTCGTGGAGAGGATGTAGTCGACGCTGGTGGCCGTGACGGTCAGCGGGTCGGCGTCCTCGCCCATGAACTTGGACCACTTGAAGCTGGTGTACGCGGGGACGGTGGAACTGGTGCCCGTGTACACGCCGATGTACTTGGTCTCGGCGGTCGGCGTGGCTACCATGCCGCTGCCGTTGGCGTTCTTCGAGTAGCGCACGTAGGTGTAGTACGAGGTGCCGTCCGTGCCCGCCTCGACGGTGCTGCTTACCGTGCCGTCCACGTAGATGGTCACGGAGCCGTCCGCGTTCTTGGTCGTGGTGACGGTCGGGCTGTGGCCGTCCTCGCCCGCGTCCACGGTGGAGGTCTCGGCGCCGTCCACGTAGATGGTGACCGAGCCGTCGCTGTTCTTGGTGGACGTGACCTCGGGGCTGTGGCCTGCCTCGCCCTGCGGCCCCTGCTCGCCCTGCGGACCCTGCGGACCCTGCGCTCCCGTTGCGCCGCGAATCGACGTTCGGTTGCCCGTCAGCACGGAGCTGGACGCGACGCTCGCCACGGTGTAGCGGTAGTAGCCCCTCACCACGAGGTCGCCCACGCGCGGGGCGCCAGACGCGCCCGTGAGCGCGGAGCGTGCGAAGGTGTAGTTGGGCGTGGTCGGGTCGGCGGTGGCCGTCCAGATGCGCGACCCCGCAAGCTCGGACGGGGCAAGCCCGCCTATCTGGACGTTCGCGCCTCCGATTTGCAGCGTGTTCTCGCTGGCGTCGTAGAACATGAACGCCTGCGAGCTGCCCACCGTCCAGTCGCGGTCGGTGGCGAAGGTCGTGGACTCGCCGTAGGTCGCCACGGCGTTGCCCGTGGGGTCGTAGACCGTCATGCCCGTGTCAGACAGCAGCGTCTTGTAGCTGCTGCTGTCCTTGAGCACGTACAGGCCCTGGTCGGTGAGCGCGAGGTGCGACGCCACGAAGTTGGAGAGCGCCGAGTCGATGCGCAGCTCGTAGTAGGTCGCAATGTCCGCGACGTCGGGCTCGGCAACCGCGTGATAGAGGTTGTCGTCGCCGAGAACGTAGTAGACCTTGGTGGCGTCGATGGCCGTGTCCGTGGTCTTGACGTAGGTGCCATGCGCGGTCACCCAGTCGAGCACGCCCATGACGTCCTCGACCGTGGCGAGCTGCACGAGGGCGCTGTTCGCGTGGGTGGTGGCCTGACGCGCGGCGGTCTCGGCGCGCTCGGACTGGTCGATGGCCGTGTCCGCCGCCGTCTTTGCCAGCCCCGCCTGACGGTTCGCCTCCGCCGCGTCCCGCACCGCCTGCTGCGCCGCGTCGGCTGCGGTGGACGCGCTGGCCTGCGCGTCGGATGCGGACTGTGCCGCCTGTCCCGCGCTGGTCTGGGCTGCGCTCGCGGCCTGTGCCGCCGTGGTCGCGCTGGACTGGGCGCTGGATGCGGCGGATGCCGCGCGACCAGCGTCGCGCTCCGCGTTGCCCGCCGCCGTCGCAGCCCTCGCGGCGTCGCGCTCGGCGCCATCGGCTGCGACTGCCGCTCGCTGGGCGTCGCCCTCGGCGCGGGTGGCGGTGTCGAGGGCGTCGGTGGCGGTGCGCTCGATCACGAGCACCTTGGAGCTGCCCGCGCTGGGGTCGCTGCCGTTGCCCAGGATGGAGAGCCTTCCGCCCTCGATGCGGTAGCGCACGGAGTCGCCCGCGCTGACGGACGCGAGCGTGCCGCCGTTCGCGGGCGTGTCGAAGTCGTTGCCGGGCAGGCGCACCCACACGGTGCCCTCACCGTCGCGGCTCACGACCGTGCACGTGCCCTCCTTGGGCTGCTCGCCCTCGGACTTGCCGCGCACGGCCTGCGCGAGCCTCCAGCCCACGCGCCCGCTGATGTCGCCTACAGCCATGCGGATACCTCCCTCTCGGCGCTCTCCTCCACGACGATGCCGTTGCCGCACGTCAGCGACTGGCGCATCACGCGCATGTCGCCGTCCAGACCGACCGACGCGAGCGAGCCGCGCACGATCGAGAACGGCACGATGTCCGGCCACCACTCGCGGGAGTACTCGCGCGTCTCGGTGACTGTCGAAAGCTCGGCGAGCCTGCGGCGCGCGTAGGCGTCAAGCGTCTCGCCGTTGACCCTCTTGGGCGAGCGGTCCACGACGTCGCTCACGAAGCCGCGCGCGACCGTGGACGTCTCGCTCGTCGGGTCGTCGTTGGTCGCGGTGGCGACGAACGCGCCGTCCACCGCGACGTATCTGTTGGGGACGCCCGAGAGGTCCAGCCCCTGCGTGACGCCCGTGTGCATGAGCCGCGCGCTGGCACTGTCGAGCGTGAGCGCGGGCTGGTCGGGCATGGGTCGGATGGTGACCTCGCCGCGCCCGTCGATGGTGATCACGCGCCCTCCCGCCCTGAGCACGAGCCACGCGGCGGCGAGCACGGAGCAGCCCGCGTCCATGACGATGTGCTGGTCGAGCGTGAAGCCGGCGCCGTCGGCGACGCGCACGGGTGCGTTTATGGAGCCGCGCAGCAGCTCCGCCGCGTATCTCGCGCCGTCGTAGCCCATGGGCGCGTAGCTGCCCGCCGTGAGGTGCTCGGTGGACGCGGGATGGAGCACGGAGCGCCCCGTCACGTCCATGGGCACCACACCGCGGTCGGCGGTGCCCGTCCCCGACTCGCACAGCAGCGTGGCGACGTCCACGCGCTCGGTGGCGCCGCCCTGCGTCGCGGTGAGCGCGAGGCGGTAGTATCCCGTTGCGAGCCGCTCCCCCACGCCCACGTCGAACGAGAGCGACCCGCGCTCGATGGTCGGCGCGTCGCCCGAGCCGTCGCGCTCGACGCGCACGGACGTCACCCCTCCCACCTGCTCGGCGTCGGCCCATGTCGCGGGGTCCACGCGGAAGAGCCGCCAGCTGGACGAGTAGCCTGCGGACCAGTAGATCACGATGCCTCCTCGATGGTCGCCGCGTACGCGCCCGTCCACGCGACCTCCGTGGCGCTGAGCGTCACGGGCGCCTTGGACGAGTCGGCGCGGTAGGACATGGTGCCCATCTGGACGTCCGCCTCGAAGCGGCACCCGTCGGGCGTGCGGACGATGACGCTGCCCGCGTAGCGGCCAAGCTCGTCCACGAGCCGTCGGGTCGCCGCGTCGGCGTCGCGGATGGTGTCGGCGGTCAGGCCGAGCTTGCGCACGGTGCCGTCGCCCCAGTAGCCGTCCGTGGAGCCGTCCAGCTTGCGCCGCGCCTCGAAGGACTTCTCGCGACCGTCGCTCACGGCGATGTTGTAGGGCAGCTCGACGTACTGCGAGCCGAAGTCGACGCGCAGCATGGTGCCGCCCAGCTCGAATGGGTAGTCGCGCCACGCCATGTCGCCGTCGGTCGTGCGGACGGCCACGCGGTAGGCCATGGACTCCCCGCCGTAGGGCGCCCAGTGGTCGGTGACGACGCTGCCCGGCGTGACCACCTCGGCCACGGGGCGCACGCCGTCGGGGGTCACCGCCCAGACGCCATAGGAGTCGCCGTCGGCCAGCGACGCGGACGATGGCAGCGTGATGCGCGCCGAGAGCGTGCGGATGCCGTCCGCGTCGGTGACGTCGGAGGGCGTCACCGTGACGAAGGTCGGCTCCAGCGCCCTGCGCGCCCACTCCACGGTGACGGTCGCCTCGGCAGGATCGGACTCGAGCCCGCTCTGCCGGTCGGTGGCGACCACGGACACGCGGTAGATGCCGTTGTTGCGAAGGTCGAGCGTCTCGGGGGCCGTGACGGTCGCGGTGTATCCGCCCGTTCCCGCCACCCATGCGGGGACGATCGAGGCGGACCACACGGCGTCGCCGGCCGGCTGCGTGACCATGCCCGTGGGGGTCATGCCCGCCACGCCCATGGACGTCACCACGACGGCCACACGCGCGGCCACGTTGCACGAGAGCGTCAGCGACAGCGGCTGCGCGGTGACGTCCGCCGCGGTCACGCCCACGACGGGCGGGACAGCCACGGTGACCCCGTGCGCGTCGCTGGTGACCATCTCGCCGCCCGTGCTCACGCGCACGGCAAGCTCGGCGTGGCCGTCGGCGTCCAGCGCCTTGGCGAGCGTGGACGCGGGGACGACGCAGCTGCCCATGGAGTCCGAGCCGTAGTCGAGCACGAGCACGCCCGCGGACTCGTCTATCCTGCGCGAGCTGCCGCTGGCGACGGCCGTGCCGCTTATCAGCTCCCACCTGGTCTGCGTGGCGTCGCTGTCGAACGTCCAGCTCGCGGCGAGGTCGGCGCCCTCGGCGATGCTGGACGGCATCACGAGCGCCACGCCAGACGGTGCGCTCGACGGCGTGACCGTCACCGTGGAGTCGTCGGGGTACCACGCGCCGTAGGTCGTGCCATCGTCGGTCTCAAGGTAGCGGCGGGCGCGCACGTGGTACGCGGTCCCCTCGTCCAGACCGTCGAGATGGACGAGCGCCGAGCCTTGGTAGGACGTGCCGCCCACCGTCTTGGCCCCGTCAGACCACTCGAACGCGTAGGTGTCCGGCTTCTTGTTGGAGCGCCACGCGTGCTCGCTCTCGGACCACGCGACCTCGGTGCCCGTGGAGTCGTCGGTCGTGCCGGACGGCGCCCACACCAGCTGCACCTCGGCGCTCCTGCCGTCAGTGCCAGGGATGGCGGACACGATGCGCACGGGGTCGTCGGTCGGCGTCGCCGCGGGGCGCTCCAGGTCGACCAGGCGCACGGGCGCGGAGTAGCGCGCGAAGATGCCCTCGAGCTGGTTCCACGCCTTGACGCGCACCCACGTGCGCTTGCCCGCGTCGGGCAGGACGTCGGCCACGAGCACGGACAGCGCCACGCAGGTGCCGTCGTCCTTCGCGCCGACGTCCACCCAGTCGGCGTCGCCGGGTATCTCGGTCGCGGTGTCGTAGGTGACGTTGACGAGCTTCTGCAGCTTGACGCCCGTGGCGGGGTGCTCCCTCGTGCCGTTGAGCTGCACGGGGACTGTGACCTTGCCCGTGGGGTCGATGGTCGACGTCGCGTCCGCGGACGACACGCCCACCTCGCCGACGGACGGCACGTTCGGCCAGCTGACGTACAGCTCCTTCGTCACCGTCGGCGAGTCGCCGTTGACGCCGCAGTCGTGGGCGCTCACGGACACGCGCACCCAGTCGCCGTAGTCCATGCCCATGCGGTCGGCCACGTCGTAGCTGACCGTGCCGCTCTCGCGGTACTCGCCCTTGTCGACGAGTTTCGAGGCGCCGTTGTTCGTGCGGCTGTCGGCGACCGTCAGGTCCCAGTGCGCCCAGATGGACTCCTGCCCGCCGTCGCCCGACACGTTGGTGACCGTGCAGGACACCCTGCCCGTGCTCTCGTCCTGCTCGAGGTCGCTCACGGTGGGCGGCAGCGGCGCGGGAACGCCAGCCGACGTCACGATCCAGCCGGGCGCGCCCTTGGCGTTGCGCGCGTGTGCGTTCGCCACCACGCCGTAGAGGAGCCAGTCCGAGAACGGGTAGTAGCTCGCGCGGTTGTAGACCTCGCCGCGATTCGGCTCGGTGGCTATGACGCCGAACAGGTTGAGCGTGGCCGTCATGTGGCGGCTGGGTGGGTCGTAGACCTGCGTGGCGCGCACGGCCTTGGTCTTGCCGCTCTTGCGGTTGCGCATGTGGAGGTCCCACCACACGTCCACGCACTCGCATCGGTTGGGGTTGTCGGAGCTTATCTGCCAGTCCGTGAGGTCCCACAGGGTCGACCACTCGTAGCTGGTGCCCTGCTTGTAGCCGGGTGCGCGGAAGTTGAGGATGTTCTCGGGCTTCCCCTTTATCTCGGTTGCCATTCGACCCCCTTACGCGGACAGGAGCTGCAGCCTGCGTGCCACGGCTTCGGCCACGGCCTCGGGGTCGCCCGCTCCGTCGATGTAGAACGTGTTGTTGTTGCCGCGCTGGATGCCGTCGCGCAGCTGGTCGGCTATCTCGCGCGCGAACGGCCCCGTGTAGCGCCTGTTGGTCAGCGGGAAGATGCCCGTGTCGCGCCCGTTGCTGTAGACGGCCTCGGCGCCCGCCTCGCCCACGAGCCCCACGTCGGTCATGGTGGCCTTGGTGAAGATGGCGCCTGTGGCGAACCTACGCACGACGCCTCCGGCGGCGTTCCCCGCCTTGCCGGAGCTGGTGTAGTTGGTGTGCACGTTGACCGTCTTGCTCGTCAGCGAGCTGATGGAGTCGCGCAGGCGGTCGATCCACGACTTCGCGCCGCCGTTCACCGCGTTGCCCTCGGCGTTGACCTGCACGGTCTTGCCCGACAGGTTGGTGATGGCGGTGCGGGTGTCGCCTATCTTGCTCACGGCGGTGCCGTCGATGGCGTTGCCCGTGCCCTTGATGGTCGCGGTCTTGTTGTTGAGCTTGGCCGAGTTGACGCGCCCGATGCTGCCCACCATGTTGGCTGCGCTCACGCTGACGCCGCTCTGCATGGACGAGAAGTTGGACTGCACCTGCGAGCTTGTCGCGCTCGTCGCTCCGAACAGCTCGCCCAGCCCGCTCTGGATGGTGCCGATGGGGTCGTTGATGAAGTCGCCGATGGACTGGAAGAACCCCTTCAGCTCCTCGATGCGGTCGTTCACGAAGTCGACCACGCCCTGCACGGACTCCGAGACGGTGGTCGCCCACCCGTCCCAGTCGACGTTGGAGAGCGCGTCGCCGACGCCCGAGAGCTTGTCGCACAGCCACTGGAACGCGCCGTTGGCCGCGTCGCCCACGGCCTGCGTGAGCGGCGAGAGCGCGTCGAGCGCGGGGCCGAACGCGGTGGAGAGGTGCGTGACCAGCCCAGCCGCCGCGTCGAGCGCGCCGGACAGGAAGTCCAGCCCGCTGGAGAGCAGCGTCAGCGCCCCGCTCGCGAAGTCGCCCACGATGGGCGAGACGGTCGTGATGGCCGCGCCGATTCCCTCGCTGACCTTGCCGCCGATGTCGGAGAGCTTGTCGCCGATCTCGCCGAACACGCCCGCGTTGTCGCCGAACCACGCGGCGCCGTCGCCGAACGCCTGCGAGAGCGCGTCGGTGATGGGCTGCACCATCTCGAGCGCCTTGGTGGCAAGGCCGCCCGTCGCTGAGTCCAGCACGGTCACGAGCGCCTCGCCCAGCGGCGGGCCGATGGTCGCCACGAGAGACGGGAGCTGCGTCACGACGGTGGACGCTATCTGCGCGGCGCGCGGTATGACGTTCTGCGCGACGGCGGCGACGCTGTCGGACAGGTTCTGCGTGAGGACCGTCATGTTGGCGTCGTCGCGCGCGAGTCCGCCGACCCAGTTCTCCCACGACGCCTTCATCATGCCGACGCTGCCGCTGATGGTGCTCGCGGCCTCCTCGCTGGACGCGCCCGCGATGCCCATGGAGTCCTGCACGACGTGGATGGCGTCCACGACGTCCGCGAAGCTGTCTATGTCGTAGTGCACGCCCGACAGCTTCTCGGCGTCGGCCAGCAGGCGCTCCATCTCCGTCTTGGTGCCGCCGTAACCGAGCTTCAGGTTGTCGAGCATGGTGTAGTTCTGCTTGGAGAAGCCCTGGTAGGCGTTCTGGATGTCGGCGATGTCGCTGCCCATCTTGTTGGCGTTGTCGGCCATGTCGATGACGGCGCGGTTGGCGGTCTCGGCAGCCTTGTCCGTGTCGCCATCCAGCGACTGCAGCAGCGACGCCGCGAAGCTGGTGGACAGCTCCATGTAGTCGTTCGCGCTCATCTGCGCGGTCTTGTACGCGTCGAACGCGTAGCCCTGCATCTTCTCGGAGGAGTCGCCGAAGAGCGTGTCCATGCCGCCGACCAGCTGCTCGTAGTCGGCGTAGACGCTCATGGCCTGCGAGCCGATGGCGGCCGCGGTGGTCGCGACGGCGCCCACGGCGATGCCCGCGCCCTTGGCGACGGTCGCCCATGCGCCAGAGAGCGTCGAGCCGAGCTTGCCGAGCGGCCCGCTGCTGATGGCGTTGGCGAGGCTGCCGAACGCGCCCTTGGCATGGTCGACCACGCTCGTGACGACGCCCTTGACCTTGTCGAACGCGGGCTTGGCGATCGCCCCGGCGGTCTTGAGCGCGCCGCCTATCTTGCTCGACGCGGCGGCGAACGCGCCGCCCATGAAAGCGGTGACGCCCTTCACGGTGCCCGTCACCTTTGCGAAGGACGAGCTGGCCGCGCTCTGTATCCTCGAGAACGCCTGCCCGATGCCGCTGCCGCCTATCTTGCCGCCTATGTCTCCGAGCGCGTCGCCGTAGATGCCCTTCACCCACGACGCGCTGTCGCCGATGGAGGAGCCGATGCCCTTGAGCTTCTCGCCGATGCCCTTGGCCATGTCGCCCATCTTTGCCTGCACGTCCTTGGCCACCTTGTCGCTGGCCTTGGCGATGGGCTGCGTCAGGCCGTCCGCGACCTTGGCGCCGGCGTCCTTGCCCGCGGACTCCGCGGCCTTGGGGATGGACTCCTTCACCTTGTCGCCTGCGGCCTTGCCGCCCTTGTCGGCGCCCTCGGAGACGGCCCTCTCGATGGCCTCGCCAGCCTTCTTGCCGGATGCGGTCGCGGCGGGCACAAGCTCCGCATCCAGCTTCTTCTGCACGCCATCGAGCGATGGGATGATGGTCACGTAGCCCTGGGCGACCTCGATGTGCTTGTGCTCTGCCACTCGCTATTCCTCCTCTTCGTCCTCGCGGTCGAACCACGCGTCGAACTCGCCCACGGGTATGGGGTCGGATCCGTAGCGCGTCACTCCCGCGTCCCTGCCCTCGTCCCACGGCGTCGGGAACGCCTTGGGGCGCGTGACGGTTCCCTTGCTGTGCGTCTTCGCGTACATCCACTGCATTCCGCGCAGCTCGTCGATGAGGATGGCGAGCAGCTGCGTCCCGACCAGCCCCGTCTCCCACGCCACGCGCTCGGCGTCGTCGGGGCGAAGCTCGCGCACTGTGGCGGACTCGGGCGGCAGGTGTTGCAGAAAATGGGCGAGCGACCGCACCTGCAGCCGCCCGCCCACGTCGTCCAGTGTGTACTTGGTGCGCGTCATGAGGTCGTAGTCGAGCGCCCCGCCGTGGTCGTGCAAGACCATGGCGAGGCGTGCTATTCCCCCTCGCTCACCCCATCCGACTCGCTGCGCTGGTCCCACGCGTCGTAGAACGCGTTGAGGTCCTCAAGGTCAAGCTCGTCCACGACCTCCTTGGGGATGTACCTGCACAGGAAGGTGTAGAACGTCTCGATGGAGTGCATTCCGCGCTGGTCCTCGTCGAGGTCCTCGGGTTCGCGGAACAGGAGCACGTCGGCCATCCTGAGCGAGCCGCGCAGCGGCACCTTGAAAGACCTCGTGCGGCCGCCCACGGCCACCTTGACGGTCAGCGTGCGGGCCTCGTGGGTCCCCGAGCCGATGGTTACGACGTCAGCCATTTCAGATTCCTCTCCCCTAGTCGTCGGCTAGCCGCTGATCACGGTGCCGTCGTCGAAGTACAGGTGGATGTTGTAGCCCGTTCCGTCGTCGTAGGTGGACACCTCGACGGGGACGGACGCCATGGAGTTGGGCGCGAAGGTCACGTCCAGACCGTTGGTCACCTGCCCGCGCACGGCGAGCAGGATGGCGCGCGCGTCGCCGTCCTTGAGCTTCCACGCGAAGGACTGGATGGGCGCGAGCTTGGGGCCGATGGAGACGTGCGTGTACTTGCCGTGCTGCTGGGTCGCGGTGCCAGTGGCCACGTTGTCGGCTCCGAACTTGCGCTCGAGCACGTCCTTGTTCATGAGCTGCAGCTCGGTGTAGGTGATGGTGCCCGTGAACTCGTCGATGCCCTTGCGCACGACGCCCTTGTTCATCTCCTTGAAGTCGGAGAGCGAGAAGGACGTGGAGAGCGCGATGCCGTCCTCGGACAGGTAGCCCGTGGCGGTGAAGCCACTGATGGCCGTCTTGGCGGCGTCGAAGTCCTCGGGGATGGTGGTCAGGACGTCGCCCGCGAGGGCGGCGCCAGTGGTGGACTGGTCGGCGAGCGTGATGAGAATCTCGTTGGGGTTGAGTGCCATAGAGGCTCCTTAGTCTTGGTGGACGGCGCGGACGGACACCTCCGCGAGGAAGGTGAACATCGGCACGTCCGGGTGGTCTGGGTCGGTGGTCTGCTGCGGAAGACCGCCTGCTGCGAACGAGTACGCCTGCGCCCCGCCCAGCTTGGGCGGCGAGGCGTTGAAGGTGTCCAGCAGCGCGAACACGGCGCGAGCCTCGTCCAGCGCGTCGGCCACGGTCTCGCCGTAGGCGTCCACGCCGATGCGGTGGCGGTCGAGCACGGGCCACTCGCGCGACCCGCCCGACGTGCGCAGCAGCGTCAGCGGCAGGCGCTCGCCGAACGAGTCGGGCAGCGTGTCGGCCACGGCGTCATGGCCGTGGTCGGCGAGCCACGCGGCAAGCTCGGCGGCGCAGTCGATGGGCAGCTCCATCACATCGCCCCCTCTAGGCGCCTGTTGGCGAGCGCCTGGATCTTGGCGTAGTTGGACTTGTGGGCGAACACCGCGACGGCGGGGCGGTCGTGCCCGTGGAAGGCGTGCCTGTAGGCGAGCCCGCCCGTGCGCGCCACGATGCCGTTCGCGACGTCGCCCAAAAGCGCGTAGGTTCCCGCGCTGCGCAGGATGGCCGCGTAGCCGCCGCTGTTGTGGATGGTCCGTACCGTGACCTGCGCCATGGCTATCCCCTCCACTCGCGCAGCGTGACCTTGAGGTTCGACGCCATGCCCGTGGGGCTCCTCACGCCCATCGGCACGCCGTCCACCAGCCACGAGCGTCCGTCGGCGTCGACGATGCGGTCGCCCTTGCTCACGTCCGCCCCGTAGGGGCAGATGAGCGTCGCCGTGGACTCGGACGGGTCGCGCCGCGCGCCGTCGAAGGACGTCTCGGTCGTGGACGGCTGCAGGGAGCACCCGCCCACGGAGAACCTGCGGGCGTTCGCCCAGTCGCGCCGCTCGCGCCCGCGCTCGGTCACGATCGGAGCGCGCACGACGGTCACGGAGTCGTTGCACCAGCTCGGCAGCATGGTCACCTCGCCTCCTGCAGGCGGTACGCCGCGAGCGCGGCGCGGTCCGACGCGGTGAGGTGTGCCATGCCCTGCCCGCCGACGGCGGAGTGGGCGTAGCTGATACTCACGCTGCCTGCGGTCTCCTGCTGGACGCCGAACGGGAGCGCGACGTCGTGTATGACGCGGTGCGCCACGAGCGCCGCGAGGTCCTCGGGGACGTCCGCGAAGCCCGACTGGAACGCCACGGTGACGGCGCGCAGGCGGTCGGGGCTGTGGGGCAGGCGGAGCTGCCCGAGCCGCGACCACTCGCAGCGGTCGGTGACGTCCTCGCCGCACACGGTCACCGACGTCACGTCGGTCACGTGCATGGACGGGAGCCACACCACGCGCTCGCCGCCGTCCAGCGTGGCGACGCAGGGAAGCGATCCCGCGACGTGCCAGCCGCAGTAGGTGCGGAAGCGCGCCGTGGCCGCGTCGATGCGCGACTGCAGCCGCTCGTCGTCGGCGAACTTGTGACCCGTCAGCTCGTGGAAGCCGTCGAGCGTCAGCAGCGCGGGCATGCCCTCGCCGTCGCCCAGCTCCACGTCGTAGCCCCACGGCGTGACGCTAGTCGGCATCTTCCACCTTCTTGTTCTGGGCGGTGCGGCGCTTGTTGGCCGTCGCGCGGCGCTTGGGCGCGGCCTTCGGCTCGTCGGCGGGGACGTAGCCCTCCGGCTGCTCGCCTTCCTCGTAGCGGTAGGTCAGGCCGTTGGGCGCCTTGTACTCCTTGAGCATGGTCAGCCCCTCTCGGTATGGGACGGCCCCGCCACGGGAGAGGCTGTGGCGGGGCGCGTCGGCGGAATTAGGACACGGCCACGGTTACGTCGCAGAAGCAGCCGGGGCGCTTCACAGCGAGGATCTCGCGGCACTCGGCGCGGACGGAGATCAGGTTCTTCTCGAAGTCCGTGTCATTGCTGGCGGTGGAGTCGACGCGCACGCCGTCGCCCTTGCTCACCAGCTCGGCGCCCTGAGCGAAGCAGCCCACGAGGATGTGGCTGGCGGTGAGGTCGGCGTTCTTCAAGAACGTCATGCCGAACAGTTGGGTGTACTCGGAGGAGCCGAACGGCTCGCCCGCATAGAAGCGGTTGTCGGCGTCGAGCGCGGAGCGCAGGCGCAGCCAGATGGCAGGGGTCACGACCACGGCGTCGGGCGCGATGTGGGTGGCGTCCTCGATGTTGGCGGCTGCCTTGAGGATGCCCTTGAACAGGTCGATGTCGGTGGCGTTGGCCGCGATGGTGTCGGTCATGATGCCCGTGGTGCCGAGCAGGGTGGCGACGGCAGCGGACTGGCGGGCGGCGTTGAGGTCGTCCACGAGGTCCTGGTTGATGGCGTCGACCATGTACGACGCATCATTGAACAGCTCCTCGGTGACCTTGATGAGGCCCGTCAGCTTCTGCAGCGTGGCGCTCTTGGGGTCGTACTTGTAGGTGACCTTGTTCTTGGTCGCGCCCTCGGCGGTGGTGCCTACGGTGCCCGTGGTGGACGTGTACACGTTCCACGAGTAGATGGGGCTGCTCACGGTCTTGCGCGCGAACAGGTCGAGCACGGTCAGCGGCGCGGGGACGCGGCGCACGGGCACGCGGTCGAACTCGGTGGCCACGAGGCCAGTGGAAGTCGTGGGGTCGCCAGCGGTCACGGACTTAGTCGCGAACGGGGTGGCGATGACGCGGTTGTCGGCGCCCTTGTGACCCTCGCGGAACTTCACGAAGTGCTCGCCGAGGGACTTGGCGGCGCGCTCGGTGGTCTTGGCGGGGACGGTAACGGTCTCCTGCGCGGGGGTCATGACGGCGCTCTTGGCCTCGGCGTGCTTGATCTTGGCCTCGACGACCTCGAGCTTGGCCTCGGCCTCCTTGATGGCGTCCATGTCCTCGGCGTCCTCGATGGACTTGAGAAGCAGCTCGCGCTGCTCGTTCAGGCTAGGCATAGTTGCCCTCCTTCTTGGTCTGGTGTTTGCGCAAAATCGCGCCCTTGTATGCATCGAGTCGGACTTGCTCCACGTCGCGGCCCTTGGGCGTCGCGTCGCCCTCGCCGCCCTCGGTGGGCTGGTCCGTCTCGTCTGCACCGCTCTTGGTGTCGGTGATGTCGTCTGCGTCTGGGGTGTCGCCGTCGTCGGCGTCGTCCGCCTGCTCGTCGCCTATGAGCGCGTCGACCTTGGCGGAGCACTCGTCCAGCAGCGCGCGGACGGCGCGCAGCTCGTCCTCGTCGGCCTTGGAGTTGCGGCGCCCCGCCTTAAGGCCAATCGCAAGCCCGTTATGCGTGGCTTCAGCGATCGCCTTGGTAAACTCCTCGCGCTGCTCGTCGGTGAGTCCTTCGATGCGCGGGCGCAGGTCGATGTTCTGCGTCTCGGCGCCCTTGACCTCCACCACGGAGGTGTCGGGGTTGCAGGGCGTGAGCACGAGCGAGACCTCGTCCACGTCCAGCCTGCGCAGCTCGTTGGCCTCGCGCCCGTCATCGAGCGTGACGGTGCCCTGCTCGCGGACGACGTAGGCGAAGCTGAACTTTGCGAGCCTGCCGTCCATGGCAAGCTCGCGTGCGCGCTGGGCCTTCTCCGTCGCGTCGAACTCGGCGGTGAACAGCAGGCCGCGGTCGTCCTCGCGGATATCGGTCACGCGCCCGATGAAGCTGTCGAGCGACTGGTCGTGGTTGTAGAGGAGCGGCAGCGTCGAGCCGCCCGCCCTGTAGGCGTCCAGCCAGTCGGCGAACGCGCCCTTCGCCACCACGTCGCCCGCCCAGTCGGGCTCGCGCGTGAAGGTGGACGCGTAGCCCGTGATGCTGCCGTTATCGGCTGCGTCGACCTTGACGTCCACGCTCTTGGTGAGTCGCTGCATTGGTTGCCTCCAATCGGCATGAAAAAGGCCCCTCGCGGGGCCGGTGGAAGGGTGCGCGTTTTCTGGCACGCGCGAGCCGATGGTTCTGTCAGGGGCTAGTCGCGGCGCTCCACGCCGACGTCCATCGTGCAGTGGCAGTTGACGGCCTCATCGGCTGGCAAGCTCATGTCGCCGGGGTAGTCGGCGCCGTTGCTGAATCGCTCGTCCAACCCCACGGTCTCGCCGTCCATGGCGGCGTGGGAGCTGCGCGGCTGCTTGCTGCCGTGGTGCCGCCACGTCTTGGTGCGGCGCACGTGCTCGGTGTCCTCGGGGTAGACCTGCCGCACGGCCTCCTTGGTGGCGAAGCCGCAGACGGCGGTGGCGAAGGTTCGGGCGCCGCGCACGGCGCGGTTTTGCGCGCAGTTGAGGAACACCCGCTCGGCCGCCTCGATGCGCTTTGGGTCGCCCACCTCGAACTCGAGCGCAGCGCTCGCCAGCTCCTGGTAGGTGGTCTCGTTGAACAGGTCGGCGCGTCTTTCGACCATCGCGCGGATGAAGTTGGCGACGCGCCGGGAGTCCCAGCTGCCCACGTCCTCACCGATGTCGGCCATCGCGGCCATGCCGCGGACGTCGCACATCTTGCGGAACAGCGGCTCGAGGTCGTCGGCCAGCTCGCGGTTCCAGCGGGCGTAGTCCCACCACCACTCGTAGCCGCCGCCGGCGTCCTTGCGCGCCTTGCCCTCGGGCTTGGCGAGGTCGGCCAGCACGCGCCTGCTCTGGCGCTCGGAGAACCTCTTGATGGCAGCGGCCATCTCGTCAACGGCGTCCTCGGTCGGCTCTGCGCTGGACTTGAGCAGCACGGGGGCGCCATCATTGCCTAAAGGGGCGGCATCACCGCCCGCAGGCTCCACGCGCACGTCCCGCGCGGGCTGGGACTTCTCGCCTGCCTGCGTCTGCTGGATGCGTCGGAACGACTGCTCGATGGCGTCGGCGATTGCCTTGACCAGCTCCTCCGGCATCTCGGGCGCGACCGCCATGCGGTTCGACAGCGGCGCGGCCTTGGTCGGGTCGGTGTCGTTGGGGCTTGCCAGCCCTCCCTCCACGACGTTGAGCGGCACGATCAGCTCGTCGCCGCCCGGTATCGCGGGGAGGTTCATCCTCGCGCGAGCCTCGTTACGCAGCATGAACGGGCCGCCCACGCTCGACTGCAACACGCCCGCCTGCTCCTCGAAGGACGCGGCGAGCTTGGCCGACAGGTCGAACTCGCAGTAGCTGGTCGCGGGGTCCATGCCCAGCATCGGGACCAGCCGCGCGTTGATGGCCTGCTGCAGGAGCGCGAAGTCGTTGGCGAGCGTGTCGGCGTAGAGCGCGCGGGCGTTGTCCTTGGCGCTCGCGTAGGTCTGCGACTCGCTGTGCCATATCTGCGACGGGTTGACGTGGTAGACCGCGGCGACGTCCTCGCGGGCGAGGCGGGTGGCCTCCTGCCACTGGGCCTCGCGGGCGTTGAGCTGCGTGGTCTCGAGCCTCATCCCGTCCTCGAGCAGCGGCGTACCGCCCGTGTCGGTGCCGTCGTTGCCACTGAAGCGCTTCTTCCAGCTCTTGGCGAAGCGCTCCTTGGCACCGGGCGTCCACTCGGCGCCCAGCGGGCGGCTGATCCACTGCTGGACGCGCCCACCGTTGCGCCAGACCCCGTTGCGGAACTCCCACGCGCTGATCTGCTCGGAGAGCACGTCCTTCAGCGCCTCGATGGGGCTTGCCGCGTCCATGGGGCCCTCGGGGTGGTAGGAGTAGAAGCGCACGCACTCGCCGGCGGGCAGGTCGGACTGGATGCCCGTGTACGGGTTCACGACGTGGTACGACGCCGGCGCGAAGCCGTCGAACGTCTCCTTGTTGGTGACCCACGACCACGGCACGTAGCGTATCGCCCAGCCGCTGGGCGTGTCGGCGCTCTCGTGGACGTACCAGAGCGCCTGCCCCCACAGCTTGACGTCCGAGACGGTGGCGCGCACCAGCTCGAACGTGGTCATGCCGTCGCCGGGCTGCGAGAGCAGCAGCGCCAGCGGGCTCGTGGTGTCGCGCGGGCGGTCGGTGTCGCCCTCCCGCACGTAGCACTTGAGCGGCACGCCCGCGACGTTGTCGGCGAGGAAGCTCACCACGGCGCGCAGCGCTGGCTGCCTGCGGTAGAGGTCGATGGGCGTCATGCCCGCCACGGTGGCAGCGACGACGCTGTGGTCGTAGACCACGACGCGCCGCATGCCGAACAGCCCCGCGATGACGTCGGTGAACGCCATGGGCCACACCTCCTATAGAATCGTAAGGTCGCCGTCCTCGTAGGCGCTCTGCGCCTTGGGTGGCGGCGGCAGCTGCGTTGCAAGCCCGTGGGCCATCGTGAGCGCCACGATCGGGCTGGCGTCCTCAATCGAGCGGCGCCTGTCCCACGCCCACGCGCCGTCGCCCATGGGGCGCGTCACGCTGACGTTGGCGGCGAGGTCGAGGCGGGGCTGTGGCCTGTGCATGAGCGGCACGGCGTCGCTGCCGCCGTCCTCGTCCTTGTCGGGGTCGAGCGCGGCGATGGCGTCCCACATGCGCCCGCACCACGCGCCCAGGTCGCGCCCGTTGCACTCGGTGACCTCCACGCCGTCGATGGCCGACAGCATCTCGGAGAACGCCGAGACGGGCGCGCCGTTGCCCTGCAGCGCGACGCGCATCACGCCGCCGTACTGCGGCTCGTTCACGCGGTCGCGGAACCAGTCGACCAGCCACGCGATGCCGGCGCGGTACTCGACCAGCTCGCCGTGCAGGCGGTGGTCGGGACGGATCCCGCAGACGGCGATGGACGTGTGCTCGCGGTCGCCGGAGACGTCCACGCCGAAGTAGGGCGTCGAGTCGTAGGCGAGCTCGCTGTCGGGGTCGACGCCCGCCTCCCACGACCCGCGCGGGAAGGGCGGCTCCACGGTGGACGTCACCCACTGGCACAGGTCCTCGACGCGGAACTCGTCCTCGGGGTCGCTGGCGCAGTCGGTGGCGATGGTGGACTCGTCGAGGAACCCGTAGCCCATCGAGGGGTTGGCCTGCGCCCAGCCGTCCCTGTCCCACTTGTCGCAGCCCGGCGGGGCGCTCCACTCGAAGATGGCGATGGAGGACATGGCGTCTGCCATGGCCTGCGCCGTCTCGTCGTCGGGCGCGGCGTCGTCTCCGCCCTCGCATATGCCGTCGGGGTCGCCGATGGCCGCGTGCGCCTGCGTGCGCAGGTGGCGCAGCACCACGCTCGCGCCGTCGCCCGCGTTGCTCATGCACCAGACGAGCCCGCTCCTGACGGCCTTGGTCGTCTTGGACGCGGCGCTCCACGCCTGGAACGTCTGATGCTCGCGCAGCTCGTCCAAAAGCACGAGGTTGGAGGTCTTGCCGCGCGTGTTCTTTCGGTTCGGGGTCGCCACCTTGTAGCGGCGGTAGTCGGACAGGCGCAGCTCCTTGCTGCCCTTGCCCTTCATGACCTGCTCTATCTCCTCGGCCAGCTCGGGGTTGTCCTGCGCCATGTTGACGGCGCCCTCCCAGACATCCTCGGCCTGCGACAGGTCCTGCGCCGTGCCGAGCACGAGCGATGCGCCGAGTATGTAGAGAAAGAACAGAGAGAGCACCATCGCACAGAACGTCTTGCCATTCTGCCTCGCGACCAGAACAAGTACGATGCGGTAGCGCAGGCGCCAGTCGTCGTCGAAGTCGCCCACGATCTCAAGAGCATGGATGAACAGCCAGCACTCCCATGGAAGGGGGTCAGCGTCGAGGTAGTCGCGGGCGAAGTCGATGACGTCGTATCCCAGCGTCGTCTCGGGCGTCAGCTCGCGCAGCGGCGGCGTCCAGACGCGCGGGACCTCGCAGCCGAGCCTAGCCATTCGCGGCCTTTCCGCCGTCGAACGCCTTGAACTTGTCGCGCATGTTGCGCATGGAGCCCGCCTTTGGCTTCGTCGCCTGCGCGGCGGGCTCGGGCAGCATGTTCAGCGCGGCGAGGTACTTGAGCATGGTGGGCAGCGTCACGTTGTCCTTCTCAGGGTCGGCGCTCTCCGCGCGCTTGGCAAGCATGCGCAGACCCTCGATGGGCGCGGCGTGCATCTTCTCGTCCACCACACCAGCCCTTATCGCGGCTGCGATGGAGGTCTCGATGGCCTCGGTGAGGTTCATATGCGTCCCCCCAAAGCATTCTCGATGGGGATTTATGGCAGGCGGCGGGGTCCATCCGCCCGAAGGGGTGCCCCAAGATTTCGACACCCTTACCCCTTCGGCACGAACGACCCCCACCATCTGCGGATTCTCGGCCAGCTTGGCGCGTGCGAAGGGCATCGATTCGCTCACCAGCGACGGGACGGCACCCCAAGCTCGTCGATTCCCGCCTTCGTCTTGCGCTTGTCGTTGCACTTGAAGTGCGCGGCGACGATGTTGGTCGGGTCGAGCGCGAGCTGCGGCCACGTCTTGCGCGGCTTGAGGTGCTCGGGCGACCACGCCATCGTGTCGCCGCCGCGGGTGTACGGCCCCAGCGAGTAGTCGATCGGGTCGTGGCACCAGTGGCACTCGGCGTTTGCGCGGCGGTCGCGCCTGAAGCACTGCATCCTGACGCGGCGGCCCTCCGCCGTGTTCCACAGGTCCACGGCCATGGCCGCGCCTCCCAGTCCCTCGGGGTGGTGCCGGCGGTCAAGGACGCCACCGGGCGGTGCGCTGGGGTGGGTGCCCACTGACTGCGGGTGGGTGCCCCCTCGCGCGAGTTGGGTGGGTGGTCCCGATCGCACCCCTCCCCCAGCTAAAGAGAAAGCCCCCCGCGTCTGCGAGGGGCTGATGGTTGCAGGCTATACATACCACGGATAGGCGCGATGCGTGCCGATCATTGGCGATGGTGGGCGATGGTGTCCTCGGCGAAGCCCATGCCCAGCTTCGTCCACATCATGCCGTTGGCGTCGGCCACGTCGAGCGCGACGGCCACCTCGCGGCGCACGTGCGGCTCGGAGTAGCAGACCAGATCCGCCGTGTCCTCCCAAGTCCGCAGGGCGAGGTAGTGGTGGTAGATGGCATCGGCTGGCCAGCCCACGAGCGCCCACAGCCCGCTGCGGTTGTCCTCGCCGTAGAGCACCTCGCATGCCGCGTCGATGAGCGCGTAGTCGTCGGCAATGCGCGCCTCGAGCATGTCGCGCCTGTCCATGCGATGAGCGACGCTGGCGCCCATGCGGTCTGGGTCGCCCGTGGAGCGCACGCGCGGCTCGAAGCCGCCCGAGCCGAGCGACTCGGCGTCGGACTCCAGCTCGTCCAGCTGGCGGCTGGCGCGCTCGGCGTCGCGTGCGGCGGATGACGCTGCCTGGAAGAACTCCCGCGCGCTTGCGTATCGGTACGGACCCACGCTCCACCCCCATCCACTCTCGCGGCGTGGCGTGCGCCTGCCGCACGCTGACGCCACGCCGCAGGCCGACCCGCGAGCGCGCATGCGTCGCCGCCACTTGAGAGTCAGCCTCTCTAGTAAGTCTCACTTACTAGTAGATACTCTTATCTAATCTTATCTAGTCTTATCTAATCTAATGGTCGAAGGGTGGCAACCTGACCCCTTCATAGGGTCTCGTCAGACCCCCTCGAAGGGGTCACGAGAGACCCCTACCTAGGGTCTACTGTGACCCCCTCCAAGGGGTCTACCATGACCCCCTCCAAGGGGTCTGGACTGACC